GTCTGTCTGTCTGTCTGTCTGTCTGTCTGTCTGTCTGTCTGTCTGTCTGTCTGTCTGTCTGTCTGTCTGTCTGTCAAGATTGTGCTGTGGTAATGTACCATTGTCAATAAGCTGTCTTATCAGCTTGTCAGCCTTTTCATTGTTGATGTAATACTTTTCATCTACATTATCCTCAAGATAGTCTTTCAACTTCTTTTTGAGTGGTATGGGCTGTGGAAAATGGTAATTGTACTCGCCCAGGAACGAAAACATAAAACATCTTTCACGATTTTGTGCTACACCATAATTCTTAGCGTTTAAATCTTGATAGTAATTTGTGTAACCCAGGCTTTCAAGGAAATCTAACCACTTTCTAAAGTCGGGCATATTATCCTGACTATGTACTTGCGGCACATTCTCCATGAACAAAATCTGTGGTAATTCTCCGTTACTATCTCTAATTTCTGTTAGTATTCTCTCAACTTCCCACAACAGACCGCTTCTTGTACCACTTCCCTTAGACATTCCAGCTTGCTTTCCGGCAACTGATAAATCCGTACAAGGAAACGAGTAAGTAAGTAAGTAAGTGAATGTATTTGTGTCACAGATATTCAAATCTTCTGCATGAACCTTAGTTATGTCCATTGTGGGAAAATCTGTACCATGTACTGCGTTATAGCTTGCCATGGCGTACTTATCAAACTCCACAACTCTGTAATGTTCAAACTTAGCGCCTATTCTCTTTAGTGCCATTGCCTGACTGCCGTAGCCGGCGAAAAGTTCTATTAATCGGATAGGCTTTGTTATACTGATTGGTTCTCTTGTGAAGTCAAATATGCTCATTTGATTATCACAAGAATAATTTTCAAAATTCATAAAATCTACCAAAAGGAAACCTCGGTTTTATGTGCGCACAACCTTGTCCACATCGTAGGCGGTCGGCTGTGCATCTATCACGCTTGCCAATGTTGCCAAACTTACTCTCCTAAAATCATCATCAGATTTACTCGCACGCATGCAATATTCTTTTAGTGCGTCTGCATCAATCAGTCTCATCGTTTTTCATCCCCTTTTTTCAAATAATCAAAAATTTCATGTCCAATCATTGCTACAACTGACAGAATGCAAAAAAGATTAACTCCAAATTTTGTTAGAATATCTAACCTAACGGCTATAAGTATTAGCAGAAAGAAATTTATGTACGATTGAAACATCATTCTTCATCACTCCAATCTAATTTTTGACCGCACTTACTACAGTAATTTGGCGCATTGTTGTTATTCATTATCCCTATATCGTGACTGACTTTAATTTTGTTTCCGCATTCACAATGGAATATAGAAAGAGTATCACTAAGGTTATGGTTAAATATAGGTTTCTTCGCCGCCTGCTTCTCCACCGCCTCCCGACATTCTTCTGGTGTGCCGATTGCGCGGTACTGTTGTACTTCTTCAAGTGACTTGATTGCTATAATATGTGCATTTACGCATTTATCTGTATAACACTCAGCATCTAAATACCTTTTCATAAATTCGATTGCTTCATTTTCTGTCATTCCTGCACCTCCAACAGCTCTGGATTGTCAAATACGTTTCCGACAATTTCATATTCAGTATCATATTCAAGCCTATGCTTATAATATTTTTCGTTAGGAATTGTACATATAATTTCAAAATCTCTAAATGTTATAAGCGTATTCACCTTGCTATTATTTATTTTTACAATATCATTCTCCCAGATCAGTTTGCCGTTCTTGTCCTCACGTCCTGTGCATCGGCAGATGGTATCTTTCTTTACTTCTATAATATTTGATGTTGAAAACCAACCGGCTAATATTTTGCTTGCATGATTCGGAATAATCAAATAAGTGTCATTTACTTCAACAAGTTGCCCTTTAACCCATCTGTCGGAATCATCAAACTTTGCTTTGAATAAGTATCTATCTTCCATATTCTCTCCTATTCTGCTTCTGATTGAAGCCATTCAGATATGCACTTCTTGCACATTCCTACATCATCTACATTGGGGCACTCGCCTATATGCATAACTTCAAGACAGCTATTAAATAATGTATTTGCTAACTCTTCATCCGACATATTCCTTATCCTGTCGGCATTGGTCGCTTTCACATCAACAAGTTCAAAACACTCATTACGCCATTTCAATACATTATCAATATTGAATGAACTGTAACCTACATGGTAATAATCTTCGCCGACTTTTTTGTACTTGATTTCGTAATATGGCTTGTTGTCTATCATCCTTACGATAATTTCAAGAGATGTAACTTTGTTTTTTGTATCATCATTTTCTGAAACTTTACTATCACATCTGCAACAAGGCTCATTATCTCTTGAATTGCTGTTGTGCTGGCAGTTGTAATTGTGTGCTTTTTCTTTTATGGCTAAGTCAAGGTAATATTTCAAATCTTTTATCAAACTAATAGTTCCGTAGAGTTGTTTTTCTTCAAGCATTTCAACAACTTCCGGTATTCTTCTATCAAAGTCACGCTTGTTTACACTTTCAAGAATCTTACTCATTTTCTCCACCTCTCAATTCTTTCAGTTTTGCTTCTGCTTCGGATTTTGCGAGAAATACTGTTTTGCCTATCTCGCTTACCGGAATACAAAATGGCTCATCGTTATTAAAAAGTCGAACCGGTAATGCTTTTGACGCGTAAATGTATGCTTCATCTCCATCATACCCAAAATAACGAACTCTCCTCATGCTGATAATATCTTCCGGTGTCTCTCCGGCTTCTAATCTGCATTCTACGCATTCGCGATAAAATTCATAGATTTTATCTCCTTTGTTACATGGGAAAATAATCATTCTGCCCTGTTCCTCGGCATCCTCATAGACTTTGAGTTTCCGATATACGGCATCTATTTCTTCACAATCTGGTTCACATGCCCTTTCCCATAATTCATCATCTATCCACGATGGATTGCTTTCTGTTAATCTCTCCATGCCTATTCCTCACTTTCTGCCAACTTTGCCATTTTCCAATCGCTTATATCGCCACTTCCGCGCGCACTCCAAGACGTTGCTCCGTATCCCCATGCGTACACTATTCCGTTCTCGTATTTTGCAAAATATCTTTTTTCCCACGAATTTTTTTCGCTATTTCTTACCAAAATCGGCGTATCGACTGCTACCTTACTCCAATCAACAGGAGGCTCAACATATTCTGAATTAAGCCATTCGCGGAAATTATACGTACTACCTTTGCATGAATCTGATTCGTGAAAATCACAATCTTTACATTCAGTTTCTTCGCAAAGTACAGGCTCTCCATTTTTAATGCAAAACATTCCTTTATTTACCGCAAGTTCTATAATCTCATTTCCATATTTCTCTCTGTTCAGCATATCTAAACCTCACTTTCTTTCTGCAACCAATCAAGAGTACATTCCTTACAATCATGATATTGATTGCAATCAGTGTCCTCGCCTGTAACACTGTCCGGACACACAACCACACTTACCAATTCCTCATTCGTCATGCTTCGAATTCGATCAGCATTGGTATGTGGATTTTCCACTTCAAAGCCCTGTATTGTTGAAATTTCAGTAAATGTACCGATAAGTTCCGCGTAATACTTAAGCATATTGTCGCGGTCAAAATTGTGCTTATCAGAAAATAAACAAATTTCCTTTATCGTTTTGTTTACGATAACTGCCATATCTTCGGATTCCGCTTCGGTCAAACAGTCCACATATTTCTCATTTTCAGCCATTCTCTACACCTCCAAATCACACACAAATTTGATTTCATCAGCCAATGTCTCGGCAATCATCGGTACAGTCAACTGAAACTGCTTGTAATTAGCCAGTGTATCAATGTAGTCGATGAATTTTTCCGTGAAATATTGCAACTGTTTCGCTGTTATCTTAAATTCATTTTTCAGAATAGTAAGTGTCAGTGCAAAATAGTTAAACAAAGATGCACTGGAAAGTCTGTAGGCTTCACGCTCGATACAGAAACCTTTCTTTGCATACAGGTTCATTAACTGTCTCTGTGGAATTTTTCCGACTTCTTCTTTGATGTCGATTCCGTATTTACTTTTCAGGTAAACAGACAAGTCCTTTCCGGTATTTCCACCGGATGCTGCTTCATCTAAGTAAGATTTCAAAAAATCCTGTAACCGGATGATTCTTGCCTGTCCGAACCCGAATTTGTCATGCAGAATTATGTACCCAATCACGACAAAATCTTTGTATGATTTTGCTATAACCTTATCAGCATTTCTCTTTTCGAAATCATTTCGCCCGATAATCCGCATTTCCTGTTTTGTGTAAAATGTTGGCTTTTTATTCCGTCTCAAAGCATTGCTCATTTCTTTGGTTTCTCCTTTCTGTATGTGATTTCCAACCATGCAAAATGACTCAATACAAGCTGTCTTGCACGTTCTTCAATCTCCATGCCTTTGTATTTGTTTATCAATGATTCTCTGGCTTTTACAACTTCATCCCACCAAGAATCAGTGCTGTCCGGGGAATAGTATTTCTGAATGAATTGCCAATAATCCATAAACACTTGCCATTCTTCCGAACCCTTTTCGATCTTTGCACTTGCCATAGCCACTACCTCTAAAACGGACAATCGCCATTGTATGGCTTGAATCCGTCCCCGCGTTCTTTCTTTTTTATTTCCGCAACAACATCATCAAGCGGTTTTTCGATTTCAACAAACTTCATATTTTCGCCAATAAACTGTAATGCTTCTTTCATAAGTTCGCCCTGCCGTTGCTTTGCAACTTTCAATCCTTTATATTCTCCGCTTTCATCCAGATTCCATAAAAAGAAAATATTCGATGCGTCCTGCTCAATATCTCCGGATTCTCTCAACTCTGACATTGTAGGCTCTTTGGTATCTCTGCCCTCTGAAACTCTGTTCAACTGCGAAAGTGCGATAACCGGAACATTTAGCTCCATTGCAAGTGCCTTTAATGCTTTTGAAATATCTCCGACTTCTGATGATCTGTTGCTGTACTTTCGCTCTGCTTTAATCAACTGCAAGTAGTCAATAATGATTGCATCAAACTGCCGGTAGCGGCTCTCTGCCTTGATTTCTCCTACGGATTTTGAACCTGTGGAAATAATCACATCATAATCACACATTTCATCGTTTGCCTTGTCGAATTTTTCTTTTTCATCTCCAAGGAACGCTTTTGCTCTCCGGACGCGCGTTAGGCTTATTTCAGACAACCTTGAAACGAAACGTTCGTAAACCTGTCCTTCTTTCATCTCGAGGTTGAAATATCCAACTTGGAGTCCTTTTTCTGCCATTTGTCCGATCATCTGCGTTACAAATGCGGATTTTCCAATTCCCGGTCTTGCACCGACAACAGTCACGTCTCCGCCCTCTAAACTTCCGATACAATCATCCAATTGATCGAACCCTGTTTTTACGCCGCCCTCTCCAACGTGTTCGTTGAAATATTTTTCCTTGTTTTCCTCAACGATCTGCTTTAATGATTTTGACCGAACTTTCATGTTCTTCTGCAATTCTTCCAACCTTGAAATGCTTTCAGAAATAGTCTTGTCAATGTCTCCCGGCCTCAATGAAACTCTCTGATAAAGACTTTTGACCTCTCTTGCCTTGAAATCATTCATCACGACTTTGGCATAAGCAGGAGCCTCAACCGATGTCGGAGAAGATTGTAAACAAGACATAACGACTCGTTTATATTCATCCTCGCTGTACTTTGGATTCGTCAATGACTGCGCAAGGGAAAGAACCGTTATTTCTTCGCAATTATCTCTCATTGCAAGCATTTTTATGAAAATGTCCTGTCCTATATCATCGGAGAACATATATGGCTTAATGTCCGGAATCCTGTCGAGAGAATCAGAAGATATAAGCACGCAACCGATAAGCCCCTGTTCTGCTTCTGTCAACTGTCATCACCTCGTTTCTCCGCAATCTGCAACCAATAATCGCAATCATTTTTCAGCCAATCAACATATTTTGGAATGTATCGAAAATCCGTATCGTCTGGATTCTTTTCTTGATAGTCACTCAAATATGCTTCTGTGGCTTTGTATAACAGCCGTGCAATGTCCGGTTGGTTCTCTTCGATAACTTCTAGCACCTTATCCATCCAAGCTGTTTTAGAGGTACTGTACGCTGTTTTCTTGGGGTATGCATCAAAAGTCTTTTCCCAAGCATCTTCAAAATTAAATAGCTCTTTAGAATCGGTCGACAGCGAATTTTCTTTTATATTTTCTTTATCTTTATCTTCTTCTTTTTCTTCTTCTTTATCTGAAACAGCGACATAAGACGATTTATCGGGCGATTTTTGCTCAATTAGGTTCTTCTGTTTCTTTCTCCGGTTCTGCTGATATAGCCTGTCACGCTCCTTTTTCTTCTCATAAGCGTCAAGCGTTTGGTGCTTGTTCCAATTCGGAATAGTTATCACATTGTCAACAACTTCAATCATTCCAAACTCTTCAAAGGTCTTAAGCGCAAGCCTTACCGTGTTCAAATCTCTGCGGAAAATGGTGGCGAGCATTTCATCCGTGAACGGCAACTTGTTGCTCATCATAAATACACCGTTGTTATTCTGTTTTCCGGCAAGAATAAGAAGTTTGAACCAAATCGTAATGATGCTATCCGCACTCGGCATACTCTCAATCAGCAGAATCTTTTCATCATCAAAAACATCTGTTGTGATTTTAATCCACTTGACTTCTGCCATTTAATCACTCTCCTCATATGTATTTTCAGAAATCAAAGCCATAAACTTCTCATACTGTTTTTCAGAAACTTTGTTACCCTGTTTCTCCGGCTTCAAGCGGATTTCAAGGTGCTTTTCAGCGATATGCGATAATTCCTTGGCAAGGCTCTTTTTGCCTTGTTTAATTCCGTCATAATAGCCTTTTGCCGGACGGTAATCATCAATCTTTGCTTTACCCTCGCCCTGTGACCCACTCGTCTTATTCCGAAGCTGATAGCCATTATTTGCACAAAATTTGACATAATACTGCTCACGCTCATCAAGTTTATCTATCGGGCAGTGTACTGATGCTACATTCCATCCATATGGATTATCCTCTGAATAAAGTCCATGAGACTTTAAGCTAAGGTCTATGTGCTGATACCCAGAAAGGTGTTGTGACAATCTGGTTAAAATGTGCTTTGCCTGCCCCACGTAGGCATATCTAAACCCATTTTCGTCCTGCCTTGTCAAAATATAGATTCCGCTTGATTCATCAAGCCTTGGATTCAATGCAAGCCATTTCTGCTTGTTTTTAGCTTCGATGGCTTTTGCCTGTCTAAATTTCTTATAATCCAACTCAATCACTTCCTCTCCAATGGCTCCATGCTCATTTGAGCCACAAACTTTCCATAACTCATGCCGGAAGCGCGTGCCATATGATTCACAGCTTTGATTGCATCATCCTTTTTCTTTGGCTTTCTCAATCGTTCTTTAACTTCATTGCCGATGCAGTCTTGGCAATCAAATTTGCGTTTATCTATCGTCATAAACAGCCTGCCGCATTTCGGGCATATTCTTGTATACACAATTCTTCCAGCCTTTTTAAAATTTCTAAACTGTGCAGATCTTCTTGCGCAGTTGGGTCTGCAGTATTTTTGATCTGGTCGCTTCGGCTCAAATTCAGCCATACAGTATTCACATAATTTCAATTTTTACCTCCAATCTTTTGTAAGGGCGGCGCGGTAAACGCACCGCCAAGACATGGCTTTCAATAAGGTTTGTGATAACTATTCGCCAAACAAGATAGTTTCTTTTAGGCTTTCGCCAAGGTGTTTCAACCTAATGTTTGTTCTTCTAACTCTTCAAGTGATTTAAAATACTCACTGTCTTTGATTTCGTTGAATCCCTCTTGTTCCGGTGTAATGTCATCATATCTTGACGCATACATTCTCAAATACATTTTCCCGTTGTATTCGAATATCGAAACCGAGTAACCGCCCATATGCAATTCTCTGAAATAATCTCCCACTCTAATCGGATGATTATTGATTACAATGTTTCTCTCGATACATAAGTTCTGGAACTCTTTCAGTGTCTTACTATTCGCTCTAAACTTCCGCATCATCACATCCGAATCACGAAACGGCTTGGCGGGCTTTAATAATACACTTCCGAATTTCTGATTGTTTTCCTTGCAAGACTCGATATACAATCGAATCTCGCCCTTTTGAAAATCTTTAAAAGGTTCATTGATCGCGCCATCACCGCAAATTTGATAGCATTCGCCGGCAATCCCTTTCTTGTCAAAGAACTCATTTATTAGTTTCCGTCTTTCCTCTGAATGCTTTTTAAAATCTCTAATCTCTTTCAAAAACCGCTCATTGGATACGATATAAAATTTCTCCATGCTTTCTCCTTTCAGAACGGACAAAGGTTCATATCAACCTCTAGCCCTTTTTCTGCAACATAAACATTCGCTCCATATTCAATTGTTTCTTTCGTTCGTTTTAGGAATAACGCGGGATCTCCGCTTGTGTCCGATAAGTGTATTAAAACGACATTCCGTAAAGCCGGGTTGTCGTTCGTCTGAATAAATTTAAGTGCCGTATCAAGGCTCATATGCCCTCGTAAACGGTGTTCGTAATTTGGCTCATTCCGATTGACAAATTGCATATCGTAATTGGCTTCACAAAGAATGTGATTAACCATCTGGTTCGAAAAATCGTATTTGCAATATTCCAAGTCGGTCAAGAATAACAGTTTGCCCATTTCCTCGTGTTTGATTAAATAGCCGTAGCACTCTATTTCTGTATCATGCGGTACATTAAAGGGAGTAACCGTAAAACTGCCGATTTGCCGTGTTCTGCGTGGCGGAATGGCTATTGTACGCTCTCCTGTAATGGTTTCAAGTGCTGTCTGCGTTTCAAATGCCGTATAAACCGGAATGCCGGATTTCATAAAATCTTTTATGTATCGTGCATGGTCTCCATGTTCGTGGCTCACAATGCAACCGACAACATTTGCTATTTTCCAATCAATCATCTTCTTAAAATCAAGAAATTTGCATCCTGCTTCGATTGCAAGGATTTCTCCATTGTCGGCAATTAAGGCGTATGAGTTTCCGGAACTGCTTGAATTCAAAACTCTGAGTTTCATACCCTACTCCAATTCTTCCTCTGCCGGAAATTGAAAGATAGCATTGCTAATGCATTCTATTTTTGACGGCTGATTTTCTGTTTGCACCATAATTCCGCATTTCTTTAATCTTTCAAATTCCCTTGCCACATCTTCCGAAATATCAACATTCTGCATTACGATAGGCATACCGATATATGCATCTCTAAGCATTTCCATGGCTTTCTTTGCTTTTTCTTCGGTGGAATATTCAGCAATTTGCATGTCATCAGTAAGCGACTCAACACCTGTTAAGTTTTTGTTCAGGAAATAAATCCTTGACTTGAATCTCTGAATAATCACCTCTTCGTATGGCATATCAAGCGTTCCGTCCTGTGATATAACTCTCATGGCAACCTCCTAATCTTTCATAAAGTCCGGTACGTTTTCATCATTCTCAACGACTTTCTCCGGCTCAACTGCTGCACCGTCGGTCGCTTCGGATTCTGCTACGACAAACGGCTCTGAATTGGCGTTTTCGGCAATTTCTTCCTGCGTCTGCTGATAAGTTTCATCTATCTGCATAAGAGACTGTTTTGCAATAGCATTAAGGTCTTTTGGATGCTTCTTGATTGCATTATTGCGCATCTTTCGAACGATCATGGATTCAGATGTATCAAGCCATGCGGCACTCATGTATGGTCTTGCAACTTCGCAGGAAAGCATATCTTCAACAGTTTTGCAAGCTAAAAGCTCTTTCAAAATTTCATTTTTCTTTTCTGCGATAGCTTTCTTTTCTGTTTCCGTTGCATCATAGCGTGTCTTTTTGCCGCCTTTTACAAGTCCGAAAGTCTCATTCAGAAGATTATTGCGAACATGAGCAAAAAGGTTTCCTTTTACGCTTTCACGCTCTGCTATCATATATTCAACTTTCCCATCTTTCATTTCCACCGGGTAAACAACACGGATAACTTTCTGCGAAAGTCCTTTTTCTTCCCATTCCGGCGGTGTAACTTCAATTCCTTTATGCTTTGGATATGTAAAATCGTCACCTTCTTTCACAAGCCATACCGGATATACCTTTTTAACATCAACACCAAAGTTTCGAAGAAGTGCATCATTTCCGTCTCCTTCGATCCCCATTTCTACTTCCTTGTACCAATTTCCATTTGCATCCTGTCTGCTTCTCAACTGGAAGTAGCACTCCCTCGGCACTGCATTGGCATTAAGTTGAAGGCTTGATACCTGTCCGATAACCTGTCTCAAATTAGATCCATTCAAGTTACTCATAGCGGCTTTGCTAGATGTAACAAGGTTGTAAATAGCGCTCATAGATGCCATGACGCACTGCTTAGAATAATCATTAAGCACAAGCCCATGCTCTGCAAAGTCACGTTCCATAAGCCCTATGTACTGGTTCGTATAATAGGAAAGTTGTGTATTCATTTCCTGTTTTCCCTGCGTAGATACTGCCGTATTTTCTGCCATAATTATTTATCCTCCATTCCACTTAAAAAAGCTTGAAGAGCTTCTGTCACGCGTCTTTTTGCCCTTTTCTTAATATTTCTTTACCATCCTTGGACAGCTCCTTTTTATTTGCGCTCTGCAAAACAAAGTTGTATTTCTTATCTCCAAGAACTCCCCTTAATGCAACTAAAAGAGTTTCAAATTCAGCCATGATAACCGGCTCTCTTCCGTCTACTTCTATTGTCCCAAAATCTGATTTAATCATATCTATTCCTCACTTTCTTCATATTTCTTCACAGCCGCCACCTTATCAGCACCGTAGGTTTCTACCCACTTCATATCCACGGTTTCATCCGTAACCGTCAGCTTTGTACCCTTGGCATTTACAACCGCGTCACCGGCTTTCACAGAATCCTCGGTGCGATACACGTAGCTTCTTGTGCTGTTAGGGAATTTCGCTTTGATATACTGCATAATTACCTCTCCTTTTTCACATATCCATTTGACAAATTTTCAAGAATACGCAAAAGTCTTTCGTAGGTTTCTGTTGCTTTTTTAAGTCTTTCTTCAAGGCAATATTTATTAATCTCAAGTTTGTCTACCTTTGTTCGCAAATCCGAGTTTTCAGCCTTCAATTTTTCAATATCATCCATGTACACGACCTCTCTTTCCTTTATTTCTTGCATCTTTTTCACAATACGGAAGAGAACAATGTCCGGCTCTTCCCCAGAACCCTTTGCTTGCACTCTTCCAACGCTTGCACGACATACACCGTGCATCCGGCTGTGTGATGTTGTTTCCAATTCCTACTCTTGACATTCGGCACCCTCGCTTTCTACAATGTATCCTGATAGAAAATTTTTTTATCTTTTGCGAATATAATTGGATGGCCATAATAGCCGTTATGCGCATTGTAGACTGCAAATTGTAATGTGCCTTTATCAGTTTCGAAATCAACAAACTGAATACCGCCGCAATCTTCGTAATAGCCGGATTCATCTACCTTTTTCTTATTAAGAGCCTTGTCTGTAAGATTTACCGCTCTTAATTCAGAACCGATAAACTCCTGCTCATCATCATTTAAGTAAAAATATCCCCAGCTTTCACAACAACATTGTCCATTGTCAATCAGCAAAAGAAATTCATGCTTATCCGTTTTGACTTTGTACCCATCATAAGATGCACCGCCCATTAAACCGCTCATTATCTGCATGATGCCAAGCCTAGACCCATTGCTACCATTAAACGAACCGGTATTTTCTAAAGATACATTCGTTATTTCTTCGATGCTTAAAATTTTCCCTAACGTTTCCATCCTACACGCCCTCCACTTTCAACTGTTTGTCCTCGGAAACGCTCAAAAGAATTAACTGTGCATCCATATCTGGCACATTGAACTCATTCAGCGATTCTGCGTTATCTACGAAAATCGGTACGCTCACACCGTATAACTCGCTAAGAGAACGGATAATATCAAGTCCGGCTACGATTCTGTGACCACTGTTCAAAGTTGAATACGGTACGCCGTTTACAGTACACTCACAGCAATCTTTCATGCCGCCATTTAACTGCATTTCAAAGAGTTTGAAATTAACCGTCTTGAAATGACTGTTGATGGATTCAGAAACCTTATCCAATTTGAAACGAATGAACTCTTCTAAGAGATAAAGCATCTGCTCTTGGTCGGCAACTTTCTGCCCGATTTCTTTCTGCTCGTCATGAAGCGTTTCGATACGATCATCAATCATAATGTTGTTAGCCGCCTGCGCGATAACCTTGTTCACTTCATCAAGCTGTGCCTGCAGATTGGTTTTCTCGGCTTTCAAATCAGTAACAACCTTGTCTGCGCCCTCGGATTCAAGCTTTGCAATATCAGCAAGAATCTTGTCATGCTCTGTTTTCAGCTTCACATACTCTTCATTCTGCGAATAATCAGCTTCTGCCGGGATCTCGGATAACTGCTTTGCATAATCATTCTGCTTTGCAAGTGCCTTGGATTCCTGCTCTTTGAGTGCCACAATATCTTCCTGCAACTTGGCGTTTTCCTTTGTCAATCGCTCAATATCAGCCTTGCAAGCGTTTCCCTTGTCAATCAGACCTTTAAGTTTTGCGCCCTTTGCATCATCAAATGCTTTGCGTGCATCCTCTAACTGCTTGGTGGCACGTGCCTTGGCATCTGCCTTTTTCTGCTCAAAATCAGCCTTTAACTGCTCAATCTTATTAGCCGGTAACTGCTGCCCGCATAATGAACAAACAATGCTATTTTCGTCAAATACCCACTTGGATTCATCAAAGAGATATGGCATTTCATCAAATGCCTTGGAAAATTCTGCATTGTATTCAACACCAAGATTTTTCCGCTCTGCATCTGTATCGGAAATTGTCTTCTCATTTGCCTTGATCTGATTTTCCGCAGACTGAATCTGATTGTGTAAATCATTGAACTCTCGTGTTGCATCATCCTTGGCACTGTCAAGACCTCTACGTTTTGCTGAAAGTTCGTCATTCATGACCTGCATAATGCCGGACATATCAAATTGCAACTGCATTTCTTCACCACGTAAACGGTCAAGTGAATGATCTGCTCCGGCAATCTTCTTATCGCATTCCGCGATTTTTCTTTCCAGGTCGGCTTTCGCAAGTTCCTGCTCTGCCACATCAATATCAATCTTGGATTTCTCTGCTTCATCAATACGCACCGGGATTTCAGCCTGTTTCTTCTTCCATTCGGATAACGCTTTGGAAAACTTGGCGCGAATATCATCTGTAGATGGCGCTTTCTCCAATTCATCAATCAGCGGTGCATACTTGGCATCGGTCTGTGCCAGTTCCACATCGGAAACCTCTGCAACAAGTTTCATCAGAATATCTCGCTGACCTTTCCATTTCAAAGAAGAGAAATACTGCGGATTTGTCAGCATCTTAAACATTTCCTCGCTCTGTGCCAAACCGGAAATATAAGCCTTAAATTCAGCTTCACTTTTCGGATAGCCGTCAATCTCATAAGAATTTGGGTTTCCCTGCAATGATACCGTATTAGTTCCACGCTTCTTAACCCAATTCTGTTTCTGAACCTTGGAAAGTTCTACTTCCTTACCATCTACATCAATAACACCAACAACCTTGATTTCCACGTTATCAATGCGGTGTCCGTCCTTATCCAATGGTCTGACATTGAATTTTTCCTCGCCTGCACTGTTCTTGTTAAAAAGCAACCATGTGAACGCATCAAAAATTGTGGTCTTGCCTACTGCATTCTGTCCTTTAATACTTGTCTTATTGGAGAAATTCACATCAAGGCTCTTAATACCTTTGAAATTTTCCATATGTAACGATTTCAAAATCATTCGCATTATTCTACACCCCCACGATTCCTTTTATTGACAACTCATATGTAACTTTTTCCATAACGTGACCATCTTTGCACGTTTTCTTGTATCTCCGGCTCTGCAATCTGCCATATGTGCTTACCCTATCACCTAAAGAAAGTGAGTCCGTATACTCTGCACACTTTCCCCATGTAATGCAAGTAATTAAATCCTCTTTTCCATTTTCTCTTAAGGTTTTGAGTTTCACATCACAGATTTTACGACCAAGTGGTGTTTCTCTAAGCTGCTTTTCCTCGATAATTCCATCAAGGCTTACTTCATTCAAATGGCTATCATCCTCTGGTTTTTTGATTGTATCAGCCATAACATATGTAAGAATGGCTTTTCCAGACCCTGTTTTTACGTGCCGGGTAATTATCTTCCCACTGACGTATACTGTTCCGCTGATTTCTGTATCGCTAATTTCTTTGTCGAACAGCACCGGAAGAATATCTGCAACACCGCTTCTTCTTTCAACTCCGATAAAAAATTTATAAAAAATCTTACCGCTTGATTTATGGCTTTCCCTTGGTGCTGATACAACATCACCGATCAGTGTTATTTTGTTCTCCATTGCTTCTCCTTTCCATTTCTCTGTCAAGAACCTTTTCAAAATTCTCTTTATCATTCTGTTTCTTTCGTTTCCCTACCAAAAGTTCGGCAAGCATACGCTTTTCTTTCGTGGAACATCTTGTGCCACTTATATACACAACGCCTACCATGCATCCTCTCTCATTCTGCGATTTCTCTTAATTCGCTTGTCAAGTTCAGCTCTCTTCCGGTCTACCTCTGACCAGTAATACATGATTGCCGCAATTACTGCACCGGCTACAAATTTAATAGCCGCCATATTCCCAGCCGCGCCCTCACTATCCATATAGCACGCGGCAACTAAGGAATACTCCATTGCAACCGCGCCTATAATGAATTGGATTACTTTTTTCATTCATGCCCCTTTCGTTGCGTATCTTCGTTTTCCTCTTCCTGCTCACTATGTTTCGAAGCAGAACTCTCAACCATTCCAAGAACATATCCTTTCTGAAAATCTGTCATATTCGGAATGGCATCACGAAGTTTTTCGACAACGCGTTTTTCCTTTTCACTCATTGAATTCACTTCCTTTCCATGATATAATTCCCTTATCATCAAATAAGGGAGGTGATACAATTTGAAATACTTTTTGTTTTGCGATTTTTCTACAATATCCTGCGACCGAGAAAAGATGGCAGAGATATTAACTGAAAACGATATAACGTTCGCAAATATCAATAATTTTTGTTGGGAACTAAAAGTTCCGGATAAGTTTGGAATTCCAATCTGCGACACGACCGCAGAATCTATTCACTGCCTGTTTTATCAGTACACTCACAAGAACTCTCTTCTTCTTGTGGTAAAAGCAAATGAATATTTTCCAAACGGAGATTAGGATATAATCTCTTTGTTTCTTCATATACGGTTTTGGTTTTCAGCCATTTCCGCATATGAAGAACCTGTTCCATTACATCCATATCGTGAATATCCACTTTGTTTAAAATCTTCTGCAACTCCTTTTCCATTCCATTAAAATAAGAAACCGGAACAACAATTATGTCGTTTGCTGATTTAATCTCTTTCATACCCCAGCCCCTTTCTAATTAAGAAGAGAATCAACAGTTACATTTAAAACCTTTGCAACGGCGTTAAGGTTTTCTGCACTAGGGCAAGATTCGTTCCATTTGCGGATTGTAGCATTACTAAGTCCTGCTTCTTTCTCGACTCTCATAATGTTTGTACCCTTTTCATTGCAAAGCTGCTTGATTTTGTCGTAAAGCAAATTACATACCTCCTTACTCATAAAATTTTATATTTAGAGTAATAGCTTGACTTTTATTAGAGAATATTCTAAAATAATAACTGCTAAGAAAATTATCAGAGAACATCTTTTATTTAGGCTTTCCTCTAAATCATAAGCTTATTATATAGGCTGTTCTCTAATTTGTCAACCCTAAGTTTAGGGTTTTCTCTAAAAAAATTGGAGGATATTATATGAATACGGTTGAACGAGTAAGAAAGATATGTAGCGAACGTGGAATTGCTATATCAAAGTTAGAAAAAGAATGCGGATTTGGGAATGCATATATAGCGGGGCTGAAAAAAGGCTCTATCCCAAATGATAGGCTAAAAAAGATTTCTCAATACTTAAATTTGCCAATGGAATACCTCACAACAGGCGAAGAAAACTCCGCATTTTCGGATGAATCTGGTTATATTGCTTCAAAAATTATGATGGATGCAGAATTGAGCTACAAGATCGAAAAGTTATTATCTCTTTCTGATAAGAAGAAAAATCATGTTTTTGAATTGATTGATTTATTAAGTGAGGAATAGTTATGTATAGAAATGTTCGTGGTTTTTGCGATAAAGAAAATAAGAATTTAGATATTAGAATTGAATTTATCCCATGTGGCACACAAGAAGGCAGGGAATATGCGCTTGGTAAAATAGATTGCGCCTATAGCGACGCAACCTATCACTGCAATAGAACAGAATGCCCTATATGGCGTGGTCTTGATTCTTAAATTTAATCTCAATCTCGCCCTCTCCGTCATTTCCTTCTAATCTTGTAACAAACGGAGAGTCTATTGACATATTGATGCAATTAAAATCAAGATGAACAACCGGCATGGATTGCGCTTTCTTTTCAAATCGTATACTGCGCACTCCATGCACGACATGACCGTCAATCAAAACTTCGCAATAAATGCTTTTTTCATCAATTGACCTGATTTCAAGTTTTGAATTTTTCATTTTTCAATCTCCTTTACAATTTCTGAAACAACAATATAGATACAACGTAAAATCCTTGAATCATCGATTTTATCAAGTAATTCAATTATCATCTTTTTAAAGTCCATAACAAAACCCCCAATCCTTATACCCCATTATAGAACGTGTGTTCGGCATAGTCAATCCCCAATCATGGGCGGAGCTATGCCAAACCCCACCCATGCCAGAACTTGAAGTGTCCTTTCGGACAAGTTCATAGTATCACTGCAAAGCGCATGATTTCAACATTTTTCGGTCGCAAGTTTCGACAGGAAATGTCATTGCAGGGAAGCGGAAAGCTGTTTCTCAATCTCTTCTTGCACTTTTGCGCGCCAACGCATTGGCACTTCATCAATCGTCATTTTCTTGTCTACCAAGATTCTACGCACATAAAACTTAACCATATCCTACACCTCACTTTCTGTTGCAATGCTTGCCAGTTCTTGGATTGCTTCTGCATTTGCCTCATGTCCGGCTTTAAGCTCATCAATTGCCTTTTCCATTTCCGTCTTTGTCCGCAGCCTGATAGTAACCGTGTAGGTTCCATCTTCCTTACCTGCCTCGTCCGTATTCGGTGCGTATGTAAACCCATCGGATTTCAGATCTGTGTACTTGCCGGATGTTTCGCCATTATGTGTAAATGTAACTTCCTGCATGTTGTATGCAGTAAAAGCATCCGTGATCGTTTTAATGGCTTCGAAGTTCTCGGCTTTGATCTGGATGTTTCCAAGGCTTGCTCCTTCGGCGATCTCGAACTCTGTTTTGTTTTTCAAAATAATTTTGTCCATAATTTTTATTCCTTTCTATGTGTAAATTTACGAGTTACTAAACTTATTTAAACGGCAGGTTAAATGCCAATATGCTGGATATTTCTTATATTCCAAGAACTTTTAGGCTTTTTAATGACGTTCCTTTAACAATTGGAATACACGTCTATTGCGTAGCTGGAGGTGGCGATCCAATATCCGATTCTCCGTATCCAGATGCTGATGGTTGGTGGAATGTAATACAATTTGGATACGGAAGTGGTTCAGCGCCTCGTTTAACTCAAATAGCATCTCAGGCATATCAAGCAGAGTACGGATTCAAAGGAAAAGACGAGTTGTGGATTCGTAGTCTGCATGATGTGACATGGAGCGAGTGGGTAAAGTTATAATTATAATTCTATCCATACAGAGAGCCATTCATTACCAAATATCTCTCTTCTATATAACTTTGAAGTATTAAAGGCATATTCTAGTGCCAAGACAGTTATCCGCATGTTGCTTCCGAACCAAAATATATTATATTCGGCATTGTTAGGTGGTTTGTCAGCACAAGTAGCTGTAAAAGTTTGCGACCCAATAAAAGAGTGAGTAGAAAGTATATATTCGAGTATGGTTTTGTCAGTTACTTCAAAATTTTTTGTATTTATTACACCTTTTAAACTGCCGTTTAAATCAGAGAGCTTCTTGGCAAGAGTGCCATCAATATTCGGGTTAGCCTGCCGCGCATCAAGTGCGAAGCCTTCCACTGTTGTAATCTGATTGTTTACGATACTTTCCGGTTGCAGTGCGCTTCCAATCTTTTCTTTTAAGGTATCTGCAAGCTTAATTACATTGTTGACCTGATCCATTGTAAGAGTCGTGCCATCAATGCTAACCTTAAGGGTTCCATCTTCCGCAACTGTAAGTCCATCTGCTGGCTTTACAATTCCGACATCCTCTTTCGTTGCAATTGATCCAGCACCGCCAACAATTGACTTTGACCAATACTCTGTGTTGCTTGTTTCCGTTCCTGCCGGAACTTCTTTTTTCGCAAAATACAGTGTATTGTTATAAGTCACTGCATCCAATCTCTTATATGTAGCATCTGCGCTCCAATCGCCCTTTGGCACAATTGCCACTCTTCCTGCTATAGCCATTTAAGCCACCTCCCAATTCAAATTTCCGTCATTATCAACGACAAAGTTATAAGCAGAATTGTCCGTGTAAATCAACTCTCCATCCTCATTCACATCAAATTCTGTCATTGTGAGTTTCTTGTTAATCTCGTCTTCGATTCCCTGCGCTCGGTCTGCGCTGTCCTTGGCATCTGCGGCAGATTTTGCCGCCTTGGTTTCGGACTCTTTTGCGCTTTTGGCAGATGCTACCGCCTTGGCAGATTCTACCTTAATATCCGCCAAGAAATTCGGTTGCAACTTATCCTCAGTTATTGAGCCGCCCTTAATCATCGGCTTGACTTTTCCATCAGAAGTGACCTCAAATGCAATCTCGTCACCCTCTAAGAACTCATACTGCGTGATCAGCGCGGATAAGTCCACGTTCTGCGCCGTGCCATCGTCAAGCGTGATAATCAGTTGCTGCGTCTGCGGATTGTATGTGAAGTTGACCGCCAACTTTTCCAACTTGGTATCAATTGCCACCCTGGAACCATTCATCTTAACGACCGTCAGCGTTCCCTTTGATTCATCCCACAGAATTTCTTTCACAAGCTCATTTGCCTTTGCCAAATCAACCTTAGACGCATCCATAGCAACCACACGATCATCCAGATTGTCAATGCCGGCTTCCGCATTATTTAACCGCATGGCATCAATTGCTGTTTTCTCGCTTGGAAAATTCTCCCAGTATGTCCGGCTATAAATTTTCTGCATGGCTCACACTCCTTTCTAACGCGGATAGTCTGCGTTCCAGATCTTCATTTTTCTGCTTCAAAAGTTCAATCTCTTTCTGCTGACTTTGAATCATCTGTATATGCATTGCATGGAGATTTTCCTTGTCGATTTTCCATGTCTTTGAATCTCCGTGAATTGCTTTTTCATCCTCTTCGGCATCTTCTTTTAGTACAAGCCCGCTATCGGACAATCCGGCATCCTGTAAAATCTTCTCTAAATCCTGCGCAATTAAACCAAACTGTAAGCCTGTGTGTTGCGTGATGTATCCGGATTTCCATGTATATTCAACCGGGCACATTGCCATATAAACGCTTTTAATATCCCTTAATGATTGTATATTATTTTTCAGCCTTTTATCGGAACTCGGAATAGAAATCAAAAGACCCTCGATATCCAAGGTACTTTCCCTCGAGCCAAAATTAGACACTTTATTAAAGTGTCTGGGCGAATACTTGGTTGTAGAGCTATCATTAAGTGTATAGTCTACATCTGTAAAATACCCACTTGGCAGTTCGTTTTTGGTTGCGTAGCCACTCAGCGAACCGTCAACATAACTTTCGGTTGCCAAGGATTCCGAGTTTGAATCCGTTACAGTGTCTAGGTCAATGAGTATGTTCTGCAGCATAGGTCTGCCCCTTCCGTCAAGCCCAATAATTGTAAGGTCATCACCGAGCGCTGTCGAATTAAAGTTTAGCGAATCGATTATTGTTACTCGTCCAGCTCCATCAAGTCTGAAGTTGTTGCTTTCGACTATGAGCCTGTTCCCACGAAGCATAATCTGGTCTGCGCTGGCATTGATCATAGAAATAACTTGGTCGTTCTCATCTCTGCCTAACTTCAATTCCAAGGATGCGTCCAATGCACCCTCTGCCTTTTGCGCACGATTGACTTCTGCGACAATGCTTTTTGCGGTCTGCTCAAACTTGGTATTTGTCTGTTCCTCTAAATCCTCATACGTGGATTGAAGATGGTCTGCGTTCCTTTCTAACTTTCCGGTACGTCTTTCCACGCTTTCAATCGTGTCTCTGATAGAATTAACCTTTGCAGAGTGCGTCTGCGTACCCTGTGCCGAGATTGAATCTCTCTTGCTCTGCACTCCGGTTAGCGTGCGTTGCAATAGATACGTTTCGACAATTTCTCTTGTGGTATTGAACCGGATTGGTTCGCCAAGCGTCAGACATGGGTTTCCGACACAAGTGCAACTTTTAATCGGTGTATATACCGCCTGTTTCATAATCGGCAATAGGTTATTTGCAATCTGTGCAAGTTCCGCTCCGGTCTTGTCCGATACAAGAAAATTTCCTGTAATAGAATAGTTGTTTCCGGCGGTTCCAACAATAGCACCGGCATTATCTTCACTTGTCTTGATTTCTAGCTGTGTAATTTCCTTGCTTTGAAAGTCCTCATAATCAAACGCGATGTAGTGTCCGGTCATGGACTCTGTGTTTGCATCAGACGGAAATACGTTGTCTGCCGGGAACAAATCTTCTGCCGGATAAAGTGCGCTTGTGATTGCTTTCAGAAAGACATACTCAAACTTGCCCTCTCGGTTGATATTTCCAAAGCATCCGTTAATCTCACAGATTGCCGTTACAACCGTTTTTCCACTGATAGCGGACTCTTCTGTAACCGCGCTTGAATCGTCCGTCTGTGTGGCTACAATCGTCTTATTGACCGTCATGGAATCATTGACAAGGCTTGTTTCAACTTGCGCAATTCCAAGATGCGCAAAGAAGCTATCGCGGAACTGCTTTAATGTCATTGGAAAGCTAAGTCCTGCATACCAAGACTTTACATCCGTATTGACAATGTCATACATTGCGTCATATGCCGTAATCTGCCGTTTTGTGCGGTCAGCCGTAGGAACATCGGATGCAACCTTAAAAACTCCGTATGGCATCGGATTTTGGCTATCTCCGTCAATCGTTTCTTCGATAGAGATTGTCTTTCCAATAATGCTTCCTGCGGTGTTTCGTGCTGTGAATTTTACGCAATTTGCTTCGCACGCCCCAAACTTTAATTCAGACTCCGAACAAAGACTTTCTTCGAGCGAAAACGTACCGATTTCAAGCATCGAATTGTCTATTTTCTGATTCGTTCCAACAACAGATATGACCATCTGTTTATCTGTCGCGGAATCCCAATACTTTTCTTTCAAACTGCTATTTATCATATACACCGCCTATAAATGAAAATTTGATTGCGTCATACTTAATCTTCCCATGTGCCACAGAATAGAACGTTGGCTGAATATCAGCGATATATCCGTACTGTGTCACATATCCGTGTTTCTCCGGCACGTATGCCGTGATATATCCACCGCGCTCCTTTGCCTTAGTATAGTTCTTTTCGATATTCTTCCAAAAATCATCAAACTGCTTTTCGGTCAGCATGGCTTTGGTTTCAAACTCGACCTTTAAGGCTTTCAGTTCCACGGCATCACGATGCTCATATCCGTTTTCATCCGTCCAAGGGTCTTTATCCTGCATGTTTACATAGGAACTAAACGTGTCCTGCTTTATTAAACTGTTCGGAATGGTATAATCCCCAAACTTTACTAAATATCCGCCATATCCCATCGTTTACCTCCTAAAAATGGGTATAAAAATAGCACCTACCGTTTGGTAGATGCTATCCATTTGGTTAAATTTTAAGCTACTACTGATTCCCATTCAGATTTCAGCTTTTCTACATCGTTTTCAAAAAGTTTGCAAGCGATTTCGTACAACTGAGGAATCATTCCCATTTCCCTGTCGATATAATCCATCTTGTTTCTTACTTTGGGTTTGAGTGCACACCCTTCCATCCTTGATTTAAGGTTGCAGTGATATTTCCTTTCAAATTCTCCATAAAGCAACGAATAGCGTTCTTGATACTTTCCATCCGCACCGAAACGGACAATCTGCGTTATCCGTTGTCTCTTGGTTGCCAAGTCAATATCATCAACGAGTCCGATAATAACATCTTCCTTATGGATGATTTCTTTCTGCTGTCTTTTAATGGTTTCGTTCTGCTCTCTAACAGTTTTTAATGTCTGTGAAAATATCAGTTTAGTGTTTTCATCTGCATATGGTAGGTAAGTAGAAATAAATAATTCATCATTATTGACATACCCACCTGTTTTACGGATTGTAGGGAGAACCTCGGATGTTACCCAACGTTTGAACTTATGAAGTTTTTCTTTTCTTTCGTTTATAAGGGAGTCGTTTTGTGACACACCCTTTGCTTTCTGTGGTTGCATCTGAAAGAGCAAGGAATACAAACCGCTTTCATTAACAACCGTCATTCTTTGTTTTCCACCGGGAGTATCAATTTGTGACACACCCTTATCAGAATCATCAATATTTGAAAGGCTTCTTCTGTAATTCGTATCTCCAAATACTTCGCATATATCCTTTCCAACAAACCATGGTTCATCATCGACCATGACCATTCTGATCTGTCCGAATATTGGATTCTCAAATACCTCAATGCCATTTTGAATCTTAAGCATAAGTTGTGATTTTTTCATTCGTGTCTACCTCCATACATTTTTATCTGAATAAAAAAGAGGAAGCCACTTGTGAAATCACATTGGTTTCCTCTTTCGTACAGTATGGCGTTCAAGTAAGTAATCCGCTTCTTCACGGATAAGGTTGTTTCCTTAGTAATAAGGATAGACTATTTTTGATTTTGTGTCAATCCGATTTTGGAATTAAAATAAGCCGTGTTTCCACGGCTTAAGTATCATTTATCTTTCAATTTTTATTGTAACCAAGTATATGTATATGCTTCATCAACATATATCTTATAACTGCTCGGATAGATCGTATCGTAATTTGAATCGTACGGAAAACTAAACGAGAAATAATCGGTGTCTCCATTCTTTTCACATTCTGCATAATGATAATCATATTTGATCAAGTTGCCAGATGCATCATACATTAAGCAAGAAATTTTCACAAATGAAAAATCTTTTCCGGAATCGTTTGTAGCTTCAACCGTAACATTATCTGCTCCAATGTCCGATTGAACCATTATATTGCGAACATCACAAACAGCATTTGTTGCTTCATCAACACTCAACGACATTTTATAGTTATCATAAGAAACATCGTTATAATCAGAATCGCTCGGTGCGTCAAAATAAAGAACACATTCCTTACCGGATTCAAAAGCTCTGTTACAATCGCTTTTGCTATCCAGCATTTTACCGTTTTTGTAGTATACAAGTTTTGCGTCCAGATCAACATTTACCTTGTTGTTGTTTTTCAAGATAGCAACAACTCCATGACCACTATCTTGGTATTCAATTGAGATGTTTTTCTTTACCTTGTTCGCATTAAAGGAAGAAGTGACGGTAACTTTGCAAGAAAGCGTTTTCTTTGCAATTTTTGCTTTTACGTACGTTGTTCCTTCTCCAACCGCCAGAACTTTTCCAGACTTGTTTACAGAAGCAACATATTTATTGCCACTACTCCATTTAGCAGTTTTCCTCATTCCGCTTATCTTTAATGTTGCGGATTCTCCAATTTTTAAATTAAGAGTCTTTCTGCTTAATTTGATAGTTGCCGCCTGTGCAACAATCTGTTCCCCATCTGCATTTTGGATTGGCATAGCCGAAATCAAAACGGCAAATGCCAATCCCATCGCTACTAATAATTTTTTTGTGTTTCTCATAATGACTCCTTTCTTGTGATATGATTTATTTAGAATTATATCACGTTCTATTATAGAAGTCACTAAAAAACATATACATTGTCTCCGGTTCGATTGTAATGTTCTCTACCATAATCCCTTGCAGCTTTTCCTATGTCGTTTGTAGTAATTCCGAAATTTTTCTGTAAAATAGCTTGTAATAACTGATTTTGTTGTCGCAGTAAGGAAACCTCTTGCGCAGATGTTGAATTGATAGCATCTTTGATTCCGGTAATTTCTTGGCTTCCTGCGACCGCTGGCTTACCTCCGACTGTTCCCATAATTTCCGGAAGTCCATTTTCTCCAACTGTTGCTATGCTATATTTATCCATAAAACCGCCCGTTGCATAAGCCTTTACTTTAGGTAGGCTCACTTTCGGCACAAGATCGACTCCGCTCCACTTTACCTTTGCTACTTTAGCCGCCGCAGAAACAACACTGTTGAACCCTCTCAAAACGGTATTCACTCCACCGATCAATGAATTTATTGCTGTTTCAATTCTTGAAATTACGGTGTTCATTGCCCCGGCAACACCACTTTTCACGCTATTCCATAATTTGCTGAATATTTCAGCTACACTTTCTTTCATCTTCGAGAAAGCATTTTTTATCGGGGTGGTTACATGTTCTTTAAACCAACTAGAAACACTATTCCACGCACCGGTTACCGCTGTCTTTGCCGCGCTAAAAGCTTTCTGAATAGATTCTTTTGCTGAGCTAAAAGCATTCTTGATAGGTGTTGTAACATGCTCCTTAAACCAACCGGAAACCACCGCCCATACAGATTTCACAGTTGTCCATAGAACCTTGAATGCGGTTGATACTGCCGATTTCAATAATTCAAAATTCTTCTTTATTGGCTCTATTACCTTTGATTTAAACCAATCAGAAACAACAATCCATACAGCCTTGACAATGATCCACAATCCTTGAAAGATTTGACCAACTCTTTTCGAAAATCCTTGGAAAAATGAAACAATAGGAGTTATAACATTAGTATTGAACCATCCAGAAACTGTTTTCCATACACCGGATATATCTTTCCATAAAGAAGAGAAAAAACCGGAAACAGATTCCCATAATCCCTTAAAAAAACCGCTTATTGGCTTAATCACATTAGTATTAAACCAATCTCCTGCTTTTGAGAAAATTCCTTTTATTTCTTTCCAATGATCCTTGACTACTACAGCCGCCGTTGCAACACCGGCTACTATTCCTGCGGTAATCGCTGCAGGTGCTGCCGCTACCCCTAAAATAACCGCTCCGACTGCCGTAATCGTAACTCCGACAAGCATAAGTGCTTCATTAAGCCAACTGAATCCGTTCTTTAACATGGTCACAAAGTTTGATATTGCAGTAAATGCGCCAATCGCAACAGAGCCAATCCCGGTTATAGCTTTTGCTACCGGGCTGATAAAAGAAAGTGCGCTCTCTGCCGCACCGCTACCGAATAAAGCTTTGACACCAGCTGAAACAGTTGTTCCAAGTGTAGCAAACGCCCCACCTATTTTTTTTGACAAAGCGGTAGACAATACTGCCGAGATTCCCTCATTTGCCGCAATTTCAACGCCAAGCCTTGATGCAAGTGAACCAGCTATTGCTTTTGAAATGGAAGTTCCGATTATATCAAGTGCGGTTTTTGCAAGATGTAATCCAAGAATTTTTTTGATTGTCAGCGCACCGATTATGATTCCAACTGTTTTTACATCTAGGTTGCTTAAAAACTCCTTTGCTCCGTTCCATACATCCTTCCATGAAATTTTACTTAATGCTGTCGTAACTGTATCAAACGCGCCCTGCGCCCACGAATTAAGCGTTTTAGCCAATAATGCAAAGTCAAAGTTTTGGAAAAACTTGTTTATTCCGTCTGCGATTGAATTTCCAAATTGCTTCCAATTAAATGTCGTTCCAAACGAATCCAATCCATGAAGCACCGTGTTTAATGAATTTGCGATCAGTTTTCCGGTTTCTCCGAAAAGCGTTGTTCCTTTTTGCCCTTTAAATAGTCCGTTAAGGAATTTGGCTAATCCCCTTCCAAAACCTTCAGCTTTTGCATACACTTTTTCCCATTTAATTTTTTTCATTGCGTTAATTAACGCACCGGAAATAGACTCTCCCAACTGTTCAAGGTCTTTGATTTTGCTTTTGAATTTCTTAAAGATGGTGTCCGTCTGAACTAATCCACCATCAGCACCGGTGCCGCCACCAGCACCTGAACCAGATCCAGAACCAGAACCTTTATTCCCGGAACCGGAAGTATTATCTTTACTTTGTTTTGAAATAACCTTTAATTCATCAAATGCACGAGTTGCCTGTTGGATTTCCTTTTTTGCTTTCTTGGCATTTTTTGCGACATCGCCTGTGTTTTTCCCCGCGCTTCCTGCGGCATTACTTAAATCGTCCATGCCGTCAGATGCACTTCCAATATCATCAGCAAGACCGCTGATTCCTGCCCCTTTGCTTGCTTGATATCTCCATCCGAAGATAGAACCTAAAGCATTTGTTACCATCTCTGCGAAGGAAATAACCTTTTGCAGAACTGCATTAAGTACCTTGATAAATGGCTTAAATGCATTGATTAAACCACCACCAACGACCGCTCCAAGTGCCTTGAAGTTCTCTTTAAGCATGGTTATCTGGTTATGCCATGTCAATATGTTATCGTAAAGGCTTTTTATCCTCTACTTCTTATGGTTTCCCATAAGTTCGGCGTACATTTTCAACCACAGCATTGTGGCTGTCGGATACTCTTGGGGATATTATATTCTACACTCTTTCCATAAGAAAAGAGCATAGGTTCAATCCCTACGCTCTACAATGTGCTATAACTTTTATTTTATAGCCTTATCTCGGTATTAGCTTATTGACTTATCCACTTATAACCATAAGCAGTTCGCCCCTCTTGGTCGATTACATTATGTATTGCTTTGTAATTAACTCCAAGAGATTCCCCTGCTTCGGATATTCTATCGAACACTCTTATAATCTCTCTGGTTTTCGCATCCACTTGCGCAATTTTTCTTCCTTTTTTGCGCTTTTTATAGATGCTCAAATCTTTTATTGGAAAATCTTCTTCGTATACAAAAATATATCCATTTGCCGACTTATAGGTATTTGAAAGCACACCGGAAATAGTTGTTCTATTTGCTCCGGTAATCCTAGCCGCCTCCTGCAAACTTTTAAATTTCTGTATAAAATTTCCTTCCATATCACATTGAATAATGCTTCTCATTCCGTTAGGTTCCGGCTTTCTATAGGTTTTCGCTCCGTTTGATTCATACTCATCCTCAAACATGAACATATAGCCCTTTGTCTGCCGCCTTTTTCCTTTACAATTAAGCAGAACATCCGTATTATTAAATCCGTCAATTTCTGCATCCATTGCACTATCATAACGCTTAATGTACCGTCCGTCAAGCGTCAGCAAAACAACTGCCCTGGCGTTATGATACGGCGCGCCTTTCCCACCTTTGGTCATATTATAGCCATCTCGATAGGTGTTAAATTTTTCAATGTAATACTTTTCCAACTCACAGGCTCCATCTTCGCTTTCACACGTTTCGATGATTTCCCATGAGAAGTTGTCAAACCCGAATTCTTTAATTGCTCTATGAAAGTCGCAATCTTCTTTTTCGTAGCACCTTTGATGTTGCCACACTCTGCTATGAAAATCACAAGTTTGACCGACATAAGATTTTCCGTTTATTTTATTTGTTGCTTTGTAGATATAATATGTTCGCATTAAATCACCTCAAACATATTATACAAAAATGTTCGTGCTAAGTCAACTTAGCCTTCACCGATTTTACCCGATTTTTCATCGACATATTGCTATGCCGCGCGACACATGAAACAAAAGTTTCGTTTATCGGCTGTTCTGGCAAAGTCTCCGGTAATATTGGTTGTATGCGCAAGCACATACTGATAACGCAACATGGCTTTTTGAGCCTGTGTCATTGATGAAATGTTCGCATCAAGTCCTTGCTTTAATGCCCATTCCTTTAATGTTGCCTGCGTCAAGTCGATACCATAACGCCGCATAGGTGCCGTAGTACCAGAAAATACAGATTGCAAACTCTTGGCAATATCTTCTTGGCTTACATCGTAGAATGAAGCCATATCTCCGGCTAATTCTGTCAACCGGATGGACATTTTTGCCATTTTCCCCTGTGGAATGTCAAGGGCAGTTCCCATGGCTTGGAAACGGCTTGCAAACTGTTTCGCGGACAATTCAGACATGCCAAATTTTTCAATGGATGTTTTTGCGAAATTGTTAATTAGGCTTTCATACTGCCCGAATGTCTGCCTTACAACGTTCTCAACCTCTGTCAGTGAAGATGATATGTCAATGGCGTCTCCAAGTAGCCTAAATCCGCGAAATAAAGCCCAATACGTTGCATACACTTTTCCGATTGCAGACGCAAGGGAAAACGACTTCTTTGCTACAACGGATGCACTTGAACTAAATCCGCTAAATGAGCTTGTGATGCTTTTTGCCGCTGTTCCTGCCGCTCCACCGGTACGTGATAATTTTGCCAATGCATTTGTCATGTCAATAATATTCCGGCTTACGCTAGGGGCTTTCGACAATTCGGACATAAGCTGTCGCATTGCAACCGCAAGTTTTGGTATATTCTCGATAGCCTTTGTTGAGCTTGTATAGCCAAGCTGTTTGATTCCTCCGGCTAATTCCGATAACCCTTGCACCGATTTTGACATACCGGAAAACGAGCTTACCGACTTTGAAATCTGTCGCATCGCTCCGGCTGCTGCATTTATCTTTCCTGTGTCAATGTTGCTAAGCGTTTTGATGTTTCTTGCAAGAGTCGAGAATGACCTTGAATCAACACTGCGCATGGCACTCATTGAGTTTGACAATCGGTTTACTCCGGTTGATAACCGGTTAATTCCGCTAGAATCTATGCTTTGCAAGGATGAAGATAGTTTTCCTAACCTTGTTATCAGCGCATCAATCTGACCATTAGCCTGTCTTGCCTGTGCTTGAATCTTGACCTCTAAGGTTTCTAATTCCAACAGTTCCACCTCCTTTATGTAGTTTTAGAAAAAGGCGGTAGGATTTGACCCTTACCGCCCTTGAATTACTTTTTCAGTTTTCCCTTTTTCAGAAGAGAAAGCATCTTTGAATTTTCCTCTGATGTAAACTTGAAATTGGAAAATCCGTTCTTTTTTGCGATTTCCGCACGATGTTCTTTCGACACATCATCTTCCCCAACCGCTTTTAATGCTTCAACGATTGAGTTTGAGTTTCCATTATACTTCGGATAATACTTGGCTTTGCATTTCTTTGCGCCTTTTACAACAATAACTGTGTGTCCTTTTATGCGTGTCACAAGAATATCTCCGTTGCGAAGAATAAAACCGGCATGATAAGAACCCATATCATCAAACAAACCGGATTTCAAAATTACCGGTCGTTCATTAGATGTATTGAAATCTCCCACATCCTTGCCGGATGCATAGATAATACAAGCACGTACAAGGGACGAACAATCGCATTCCGCCTTGACCTTTGTGTTAATGCCATGTTTAATGACTCCGTAGCGTTCCGATTGGTCATAGCCGATATTTTTATTGTCAGATGCAATCTGCATAGCTTCGGCTAACCTCTCCGCAACTTTATCATCCTTTGCTCTTAACACGTACCATCCTTTAGAATGGTTATAAAACTTCTGCGTAGACACTTCCTGTCCGGTCTGGTCTCCGGCTTTTCCACCAGAATAGCAGTTTCCGTGTTCATCGTGCCGCGCACTTCCGATAATTACTGCCATAGCAATACCTCTTTTCTTAAACTATCTTTGGCTTTGGTAAATGTGATTTCCTTGATTCAGCCGCCCATGCTTCTTCCGCCTTAAGCATTTCTCGTATCTCGGCATCGGGATCGTCCGTATTATGCTTTTCGATGGAATCATAGCAAGTTTCTTTCACGTACTTACTATTACCCTTACCGAATGTCGCGTCTATTGCTGTCACAAGTGCTGACGTTGCATATCTGCCAAACCACATATACATTTCCATGTCGCGTTGCTTCCATTCTGCCCTATATGCATCCACATAAGGCTTAAGCAACTCTGGATTCATCATATCTATATCATCAACGGAAAATCCGTAGCCTTTCGTTACCATAAGGTAAAATGGACGGATTTCCGCAACGTAATATTCCCATGTTAATTCTTGGCTTTCGCTTTGGATGGGGTCTTTTTCTTCTCCTGCTCCTGCTCCTGTGCTTTCTCCAATGACTCCATCATCTGCGCTAAAAAACCGTTTGTCATCATTTCCTCCTGCATATCAGCGAATAAATCCATGCAGTTAATCTCGTTTGTATCAATCGCGTCATAGAGAATGTCAGACACCTTCTCAAGCTTCTCATCGTAACCGTCGTTTGTTTTGTAATCATATCCAAATTCTTCATTGTGATGCATCTGCAATCCCACAAGAAGTGTCTTAGGAAGCGTTTCAAGAAGAATATCTTCCATAGAGGAAATATCTTCCATGTCCTGTGTCTTCATAATATCCTGTAAGATATGTGATTTTAACGATGGTCTTGTTGCAAACTGAATTGTATATTCTTTTCCACCTAATTTAACTTTCATGTTTTACCTTGCCTTTCTGCCCTATATTGGCAAGGGGCAGTGTTGCCACCGCCCCATTGTTGCTTATCTTATTGCTTCAAGTTCTGCGATCGACCGTTCATCCTCGCCTACCGGTGCGGTCGATTGCTCGTCCGATAGGCTTTTTACCCCACCACTGTTACAGTGAATGTTCCATCGTTGTTATCAACAACAGTCAGCTTATCTGTAACAAGCTCTGATGCTGTACTTGGAATAACTGTTACCGTCATTTCAAGGATTTCATCGTTTCCACCTACATCGTTAGGTGTGGCTGTTGCAGTTCCTACATATGCGTACTTCGCTACACCGCCGATACCGTCCGTTCCGTACAGATGGATAATATCAAGTTTTTTATCTCCATATCCATCCACCTTTGAAAGATATTCTTTTTCAAGGTTTCCTGTGATTTCTCTTGAATCAGAAGTCTTAATTCCTTTTTCAAAAGTCTGCTGATCATCTTCCATTGTGGTTGATTCAACAGTGTTTGGTGGTGATGCAGGACTTGGAACTGACTTAGCCGCAACCAAAAGATTGTATGTTCCTGCAAAGTCAGCCTGTTTTTCCGTGTGCTCTTTTACAATGACACGCGTTTTATAACTTGTTGATGCCATATTTTCTACTTCCTTTCTGCTTATAGCTGATCTAAATGCTCAACGTTTCCAATTACGCGAGTTGCGCGGAATGTAACCGTTCGCACTTGCTTGGAAATTGTTGAGACTGTATCTGATACTTCAAACATTTGTTGTTTAAAAAAAGACACCGCATATGCTGCGATGTCCTTAGTTGCTTTTCTTGAACCTTTGTTTGTAATTGTGATCTGAAATGTTGGGCGAATTGCGTTGATTGTCTTTGCTTCATTAGTTCGTCCGGCTTCTTTGCCACCGATTTGTCTGACTAAAAGCGTCGGGAATGTTGCAGTGCCGCCCGATTCTTCATCTTGCACCACATTAATTCCTCTTACCTTGCTTTCCATGTACGAATTCAAAAGGGAATATAAGGTATCTTCAAAATCAAGTGCCCAACTATTTAACTCATTTTCCACCGAATACCTCCCTTGCAATCTTTACATACTGTTGAATAATCTGTTGTTCCGCATTATACATAGGCATTGTGGCTTTGATACCGTGGGTATAACGCCATGTTTCGGTCTTATCATCCCAATAGTACCAACCATCTTCAAAAGCGTGTATTTGCCCAGGATAAGTGCCGACACCGAATCCAAGTTCCGGTGCTTTGGGGTTCTCTGCGGAATTATAAAAAATACCGGCTCCAAACTCTACCGCCAACAAAGTATAGAATGGTTCTCTATCTTCTGCCGTTACCGTTTTTCCGGTCGCAATGAGAATCGCGTTCGAGGTCATTAACTGCGGTGCTTTATCTACCCTTACCGTTATCGTGTTTCCTAATGGTGATTCCGATATGTGTTGTATTGCCACCGTCTGACCTATCTGTGCAAGCCTAGAAACAAGTAAATCGCATTTAGCCTGTAAACTATCGCGGTACTTTTCTAATTCCTTTATGGCGGCTTGTATGGATTTAGTGGATAGTGTCATTGAAATAGTTTTCTTTGCCATGTGATTACCTACTTAATATTCTTCCGAAGAAGAAACAAATCCGTGGTCAGTCCTTCATCGGCAACGCCTTTTACGATGTAATCTGCGGTTTCTGAATCCACAAGTCCATCATCAGTGCGTTTGACTTCCGAACGTTTCCACACCACATCACCGGCTTTCAGTGGCAAATATCCTTTATCCGTGACAAGCTGACAGTATGATGTACTATCATCAATTCCGAATTCTTTCACAAGGGCTTCCGACAACTTATTGCCGATATTGGCTTTGAATGTCGTAGGTTCTGAAAACCCTTCAATTTCCTCGCCTTTTGGAATCTTGTTGCCTTCGGAATCTAAATAAGGTACAAAGTTTCCATCGGAATCCTTGTACCCTTCATAGACAATATCTCCATTTTCGTCAGTTTGTGGGATGAATACCCTCTGACCGGATTGAGAATACTTCATTTCCTGCTTGTTAATGTCAAGCATTGGTGTTTTCCTCTGGGATTCCGGCAACACTTGTCAGAAGCGATAACACTCCGGCAAGGACTGATGCAGAAAGAACATATTTCCAATCCACCGCGCCCATAAATGCCGCCGTTCCGATTCCGGCAATCGCTGCCTGCGCAACAGTCTTGATTGCTCGGATTCCGGCTTTCTTAGTCCAATCCTTCCAATTCCTCATGGCTTTTATCTCCTTTCCCTATATGAATCTCTTCAATCTCATGTTTCATTTTCGTAACCATTCCGTTTCCACCTAACGCATGGTACGCATCATACATCTCACAGAAGTTCTGATAGGCATATGACGGTATTTCTCCGATTCTGGTGTACTTTGCATGGTATTCAATAAGCTGGACGCGCAAAAGGAGCATTGTTCCTTTACTGTTCGCGTCCCTGCTTTTCTTTTGCTGTTTAAGAAGCCAAACTATATATCCAAGCACTATCGGAAGTGCCACAAGATAAGTTTGAATCAAAATACTTTTCATTTGAATCTCCTTTTTGCGCACTGCCCACCACCGCTTAATGTGCGCCGCCTGCAACCATTTTACCGACACCGGCAATATGGTCACGCTCAATCTTCTTTATAAAACTTTAGCAAATGGAAATACCCCGACAAATAGCTTTTCTCTGTCTCTCCAAGCTCTGCTCACACCATTCTCGCTAAAACTCGCCATAAATTCTTCACCAGACTGTGAATGGTCATAGACAGCCAGGTTGACAATGGCACTTTGGTGTTTCTTTAAGTCTTCAGCTATCATTTCATCTGTGTAGCTGTCTGGATAATTTCTCTTTGCCTTTACATCTTCTGCAGCCTGTTTAATAAGCTGTTCGATTACCGGATTATCTTCTTTGTTATCGAACACTACCACATCAGATGTTGTTTCATCATCATTTGTGACTGTATCAATATGAAATTGTTTAAGTCTGATTTTAACTTGCTCTAATGTGGTGTATTCCATAATTTCAGCTCCTATAACCCTAATTTCTCAATTAACAGTTCTTTAAGTTCTGCTCCTGTAAGTTCCATTGCGTTCTCAATACCTTGTTCTAAGGAAAGTGCCTGCAAGTCCGCTGTTGACATACGCTTAATATCTGTCTTTGTGTAGTCGCTTGTAGGTTGAGCAGGGAACTTGTCCTGCTCTTCCTCATACTTAAGCTCATCTCCATAAACAGCTTCTTGTCTTACATTATCTGCTGTTACTTTTTCGCTCTGCTTTGCGGCGTTAATTTTATGTCGTCTTAATAACATATAAACACCTCTTACTTTCCGAACTTAGCAAGAACAACCTTTGAATCATTGCTTAAGACTGCTGTATAGTGTTCATCGCCAGAGATAACAGTTGTCTTTGCAAGAATATCTCTGTCTGATTCAATCTCAACGCTTCTCTTCATATAGATTGTAAGTGCATTCTCTTCCTCTGATGCGCCATCTGCACCTGCGTCCTCGTTAGGGTCATCTGCTGACACGATAACAATAGGGCAAGCGTAGAACTCTGTTGTAACAGCCTTTAACTTGCTACCTACCTTAATTTCTTTTCCCTTTGGCTTAAGCGTATGTGCAAGTGCTGTGTCAAGATGAACATTAGTTGAATCCTCACTTGTTGTATCAGCCACAACATTGATTGTTCCTGTTGAATCATCAAGCTCATACTTAACTAACTTAACTTTCTTTGACTTAACAACCTGCGCTCCCGCGATAGAACCGATAGTTCCATTCATAATTACATTAAGTGGGTACTTGTCATTGCTCTTGAAATCATCGTCATTAAGTAATGTAGCTTCCTGCGCCGGATTAATGAACAATATCTTTGTAAGTGATGAATCTGATTCATCATCAAACTTGCTATTAGCCGCTACAACTGCTGAATAGCTGATAGGTGCTGCTGTTCCATCGTGATCAATAGGTGCTGTGCAAAGTGCGTCATAGCTGTCATTATCAACCTTTGCAGCGATTGACATAGCAATCTGATTGATAGCTGTACCAAGTGGGTCGCCATAACCAGATAATACTGATTCATCTGTAAGCTCTACAGCCTTACCTGCTTTCTTAACCTTTGCTTCTGTTGTAGATGTTGTAAGTACTGTTGTACCCATGGCAACACCTTCTGCTACATCTTCTGCGTCACCAATATAAGCATACTTTGGCACAACGATTGTGCTTCCCGGTCTTCCTACAAGTGTTGTATCAACTCTTGCAATAGGCGAAAACTTAATTTTCTTTGGTAACTTAGCCGATACCATATCAGCCATTACTTGTGGGTCTACTAAATTTTCTAACTTAGTCTGTGGCATAGTTTATTTACCTCCGTTTTCTACTCTGTGAACTTTTTATAAAGTTCTGGATTCTTATTTTTGAACTCCACTCTTTCGTGGTAATTCATCTTGTTGAACTGTTCCTGTGTTATCGTACTTTCTTCTCCACCGCCTGCATTAATAGCCGGTCTTGATTTAAGCCACTCCGCCTTTGCTTCTTTAACCTGTCTTTGCACTTCATTAGCAATTACAGTTGCTATAAGGCTATGGTCTGCATCTGTAACCGCCTCAATCAAAGAATCAATATCCTTTCCATCACCTATAACTTTCTGATAAGCATTGACAGCTTTCATATGATTAAGTTCTTTGCTCATGTTCTCGAACTTTTCAGCCTGCAATTTTTCAGCTTCCGCTTTTGCTTCCGCTTCCTGTTCTTCTGCTGTCTGCTTCGAGCGAAGTTCTTTCTTATACTTAGCTGCTTCTGAACTTGCTTTATCGGAAGCGTTCTTATACTTCTCTTTTTCAGCTCTTTCACTAGCGAGCTGTGCCATAAGTTCTTCTACGCTAGGTGTATGCTCTTCGTTCTGTGGTTCATTGTTGGTTGTTGGTTCTGTTGTTGTGTTAATTACATCTGCCATAATTTCTTTACCTCTGCTTTCTGCGTTTTTTGTTGTTCTCTCAACTTCTTGCGATATTTGTATTGCCCTTTCTCTAGGGCATATAAAAAGCCACAAGGCATTTTCTACCTTGTGGCTCAATATCAATTATTTATCTGTTCTGCTCTTATCTATAACCGGACTATTTTCTGTCTGGTCTGATAAGTCTTGCATTGTGCGGTCTTTATTGGGTGGCTGTTCTCCATCTCCACCCTCCGCTTGGTTCTGTGTGCCTTTGTTGATTATACTGTCTTGATATGCCTTAACCATCTCTCCGCTTCTCGCTACAACATCGTTAGGGTCATCAAAGAATGGAATTGCATCAACTGTATCTTTAAGGCTAAATCCGTGGCTTATCAATGTTGCCATGGCATTAACCTTGGTTGACATTTCATAAGTTTTTTGTCGCTTAATGTTAGGTTTTACATCCATTGCCCTTAATTTAAGTAATGGGTTACTGCTGTTAACATTGTTTGACAACTTAATAGCCGCAAGAACAACTTTTATTTCTTCCATTTTGCAGCCATCAGTAATTAATTGTTGTTTTGCCGCCGCTGTTTCAGCCTGTGACCAACCTGTTGCGTCTGACATTGCAACTCCTGTACTACCGCCACTGTTATCATTTCGTTGTGGCACATTGCATTTCTGCAAGATTATCTGTCGCCTTGATTGGATATTATTAAGCATACCTGTGTAATCATAATTAATTGCAAGTGGCTCAACTATTGGAGTTTTGCCATCTGCTGATGTGTAGGTCTGCATCCATTCTCCAGATTTTGGTTTTCTTACTTTTTCAGTAATGCGTTGCGTTCCATCTTTATCAACTGTTGTTTCCTGTTCAACTGGGAAATCAACATCATTTGTATGCCATACCGCCTGTGTATTCTGTTCGACGTCATTTGTAAAATCTGAAATGAGTAGGTTTAAGTTATCCATTTCAGATATTTGCCGTTCAAAACAGCCCATTCTATCAAATGACCTTGTGTATTCAATGATAGGAATTTTATGCAGCGGGTTTTCTTCTCCGCTTCTCTCCAAAAACCCCCATTTTGTTTTCCCTTTATTTTTTCCGTTAGTGATTTTTATTCCGTCGGTAATTTCATATCTCGTATCTTTGGTAAAACAAGTGTAATACCTGGTGCCACTGTGCTTATCTTTTATATATGTCCCGGCAAGAACAACTCTCTTGTCGCTGTAGGCGGTTGATCTTACAACAAATGTTGTCCTTGGGTCTAATACATTATATGTGAAATAGCTTTCCCCATCCTCGTATTCTGTATTTATATCAATAAGGACATATCCAACACCACCGATTTCAACATATCTTGCAAGTTTCTGCTGCTTCTGTCTTGCGTTCTGTGATTCGTAGCAACTGTTTAATTCCGCTATAGCTTTTGTAAGGTTAGAATCCTCATTGTCGCCATTTTGAACTAACGTTATAGGATTTCCCCACTTAAAACCTAAATTAAACTCCGTGACTTCATTAGCCACATTATCACAACACTTACAGTCAATGTCTGGTCTGTAAGTCTTTGGATTCTTCCTAACTATTGGCTGTATTCCTGCGTCATAATCAAGAAGAAACTGTATTCTATTAGAATTGATATCATGTTCCAAAATTGCTTCACGCAAAATTGGTATTATATTGTCAGACGTTATTTCTTTTGCGCCTGTATATATGACAATTCTTCCTGCCTGCATTGCCTACACCTCTAATAAAATCTCATGCCGTTCGAACTTCTTCTGTCCGGTATTTCCTTAATCTGAAAATCGTCATCATTGTTAGGTACATACCAAATCCACTTGCGACAGTGCTTACAGGACAGTTTATGCGTTCGTGGGTCTTTGCTGTCTGCTTTAGTTAAAAACTTATGACAGTTCGGGCACATGATTGATTTATCTTTATTCATATAAAAATTCATATTTTTACCTCGTTGCATAACAAAAAGCACCGCCACAATTAAGCAACGGTGCTTTTGATGAAGAATGTGTTTATGAAAAACATCTTTGTAACTTCTTACAAATACAGTATATCATTGGAGCAATATGACATTCTATGACATCTTTAAATACGTGTTACCATATTTTTCTTCAAATGCTTTAAGAGCCTTTCCGTGAAGTCTGATAATTTGTCTCCATGAGTATTTCATTTCTGTAGCGATAACTTCAAAAGTTTTCTTTTCGATATATCTTGAAAACAAAATATTATAGCAATCTTCATTCTCTATGCCGTCTATTTGCCCTATAATCAAGTCTTTTTTTTCAATGTATTCATCTATCATGTTATCAAGATTATGCTCCATTTCGTCAATTTTAGCGTATGTAGAGCCTATTTTATCTGGGTCAGATGACGACATTACTCTTTCTTCATTTTTTACCGCCGATATGCTGTGGGAAAGCTCTCTAAGCTGCGATACCTCTGCCAGCTTATTATTTATCATTCTATTGAGTCTGCTTATTTGGTTCAAATAATCCTTGGTTGTCATACAAACCCTCCTCTTATATCGGACTTGACATAATTGTTGCTTTACGAACACATTTTCCTCTCATTTCATTCTCAAACAATGCAATGGAATCCGGTGCATCATCATGCTTTACTTTTCCACTTCTTGTCATGGTTGTAAGTTCTTTCATAAACTTGTAATATTGGCTCTGCCTGTCCATTTTCTTGAAATCGCGGAAATAATAATCACGAATGATATTATCTCTTGCATTTTCCATTCGAGTTATTTTGTTTGAACAATTAAACTTAAACCGTGCGCTACATCTTCCGCCTTGATTTTTTACAATGTCCATTACATCTCGACCAAAATATTCTCCGGCACTGTTACTCTCGAATGTAACCGTCTTTACGTTGTGCTTAATAAGCATATTTGCGCATTCCGGCTTGGTAAACTGTGTTCCGGCATTATCAAACACTACATCTACGATATAAACCTCGTTGCCGTACACATAGCCAATCGGCATTGAGCAGCTATCTTCTCCCTTATCAGCACTGTCACAAGCCGCCATAATTGCATCTGGTTCTCGATCAACAGGAAGTTCCTCAAAATAATTAAGCTCATTCTCCGCAAACATTCGCCCTTTTGCTTCAAATGGTTCTTGTTGGAACTCTGCCGCCCACGTTTCTTCCGAAACAAGTTTTCTTTCCTTTTGGTAGTAAACGGTTGTGAATATCTTCCGCAATCCCTTTTTATCTTTTCGATAAATCTCCCAATTGCTTTCATCTGTGATTGGGTCAAGTGCCGGAATAGCAACTTCTTTCCATCTCCATTCCAATTCATCAGCTTTATTTTGTAAAGCCGTAATTGGGTCGTACAAGCTGTATTTCGTTCCCTGTATGATAATAGGTGTTCCCTCTAATCGTCTACCAAGAACATCATCTGTTACTTTCTCGCAAAGAAACTCTAATCTATCTCTATTTCGTGCTTCCTCATGGTTTTTAACACAGTCATCAATATAGACAAGTACATTTGCTTCGGTACATCCTACGATTGCACCATCAATCGGACGGCATGTAAATGTCGGGAAGATATTTTTGCTCTTAAGGTCGATTGATAGATTTTCAGCACTTTTATAGTCCTTTTCGCCTATCTTTGTTGCTTCCGGGAAAACACTTAAGAATCTGTTGTAAGTGCTTTCTGTTTCAAATCCTTGCAATAAGCCACCATAAAATCGCTTAACAAGTCCCTCGCCTTTTCCAACGCCGAATATACTTCCGTCCGGGTCGCGTCCACCCATCATCTGTGCCAATTTCAGACCGCCTGTTGTTTTTCCGGTTCTTTTCGGTTGCGATACAGACAAAAAATCCAATTTCCCATCGTAAATCTCCTGGTATGCTCCGACTACAGGTTGTAGCACTTTTCTTCTTGGGAAATAAAATCTTTTCCACGGATCCTTTTCATCAATTTCAATGTAATAAAAAAAGCTGTCCACAAGGTAGGCTGATTCATACATCAAAACATCGTAGAATTGTTGAAGCACCTTGTATGTCGTATCATGTTCTCCGGCATACACTTCTAGGTCTGCAACTCTGCCACCTGTATATTGCTTGACATAGCTTGCTATAAGTTGCTTTGCCATTGCGGATATTTTCAATCCATAATCAACGTCATGCTCCGTCCTTAAGGCAACCGCTACAGCTTGTATGTATGCATCTATTACCTGTTCATCAACACCTTTTCTCTGTATGTAGTTTTCATATCCATTTACTGCATTGATTAACTGCTTTGAAGCCAAATAAAAAGCACCTCCGCAAAAAGCAGAAGTGCCTTGACCTCTGCCTATAACTGTTTTAGGGTAGCGACTAACTCTATCTGTCAGCCGGTTGTCTTTTAATTGTAATATACCATTTTGTGGCACAATGGGCATTCACACTTGTAGTTATCGCCTTCCCTTTGATCTCCACAATATTCATATTCAGTCTTTTCCGCTTCAAAAACGGTTTTGCAATTCTTACACTCAAACTTTAAAGGTTTTCTTTCGTACCTAAGGCTGCCTTCTTTGATTATTTTCATTTCCAATGCACCTTGAACCCTTTCTTCTTATACTCTTCTACGGCTTTTTTAAGGCTCATATCGTCCTCATACTTTTCATTCAGCATAATCACCACATTGCCTTTTTCAATGCCGTATATGTTGCAATTTGCAAGTTTCTTAGTCGTTCCAAGGATAGCTTTTGTCTGCTTTCGGCTCATTTCATAGGTTTGGGTTCCCATATTAACGATCATTTCTCATAAACCTCTAATCATTCCTAGCAGCCCTGCACACACGAGTATTGCATCTCCTCGAATATCTAATACGCATTACAGAATCATGTACAAGGTCTGGCATATACCCTCTTTCTAAAATAGTTTTCGATATTCCCCTTGCTTGCTTGATGCTATTGAGTAATGGCATGTTTAAATCTTTTCTAAAGTGCTTAAAGTACGAAAAGAACCATTCTCTTTGTGCATATTTTATATTGTGCCTTATTCTGCTATCTAATTGCAGACAATGAAGCATTTCTTTAATTCTGATCATTTCTCATAAACTCCTCAAAATCTTCCATACATTTATAACACAAGTCGTATGTGGTATTTAAAATGCCATTCCTTGTAATGGAATTTCCACAAAGTATTCCTTTTTTAATTTCAGTACCACAACGATCACAAGTACACCATTCTTTTTGATGTTTCATATAAATCCCTCACTTATCACATTCGATTCCCGGAATGAATGTTCTTTTACCCATACAAGCATCTTCAAAAGTCGTAGTTTCTATTGAACATCCGCAACTAACCGGGTCTAATGGACAATTTTCATGATTAATACATGTGCATAAAATTTCTTTTTCCTGCTTCATCATTTCACCAACTTTCAAAATAACCCTAGCATGCATAAAATATCAAGTTCCGATATTTCTTTTGCACCCTCTCTTGTGTGCGCAAGAATTTCTTCCGTCGAGCATTTTTCCATATCGTTGCACTTACTCTTATCAAAATTTCTCAAAAAACAGTAATGTAGACAATACCCATATCCGACTCCAAGTAGAGTACCATGAATACTTTTACAGACAACATTGTAATTTTCTGTTTTTAAAATATCATGTTCTCCATCTAAGAAACATTCTTTTCCGTTGTTGTCCATTTTCTCTTTGAGATATTCAAGAAAAATTCTCATTTCTTTTTCTGAATCGGAAATGCACAAAATAGAATCCTTCTCTCTATCATCAATTATTTGTTTCGATTCATTATCACAAAATTCACACATTCTTCCACCCCTCCCCTTTATTAAATACCACGTTTTCAAATATTGCCGTTTCCACCTTCTCTGGCTGACTTTCTGGAACATTCCTTGCCGGAATCTGTTTAAATAGAATTTTGCAATAAGGACAGTTATCAACTTCGGAATCAGGTATCAGCATTCCACAGCGAAAGCAACTTGTCATAATTCACACCCCAATCAAAGTAAATTTTCTTATTTCTTTTGGAATCTCACGATGCAAAATGCCATCTGTATCAAAATATGGTTCGCTGTTTAATAACTGCTTGCGTTCTACATTTTCTAGATATACTCTGCTTGTTTTCCCACAAATCGTGATTTCTCCGAACATTTCCCCTATTTCAGCCTTGAATCCGCTTACATCATATGGAGTTTTGCAATAAGGGCACACCTTTTTATCTGTTTCGATTGGTGCGCCACAATTCACGCAGTTTGTCATATTTTGTACCCCAATCATAGCAAAAATCGGAATCCTCGCGAGATTCCGTATCTTTCGTTTGATATAAACATTCCGCAATGTTTTTATCATCAAATAGCGACACAGGGAATCGAACCCTGTCAGTTCAAACCATGCCAACCGCTTTCAAATCTGCAATTTCTAATCACGGAAGGGTTTTCTGTTTCCAATAATACCGCTACCATCCATAAGTCTCCCACCGACCGGAACTATTGCAGTAGCACCCGACTAAGTGGAGATAAAGACGAGCACGCCCGGAAAGCATCGAACTTTCGTTAGAGGTTTTGGAGACCTCTTTCTGACCAACAGACAGACGTATATAACGCAGCCAAACCATAGACCGTCTGCAAGCAAACAGCATAATTTGACCGAATAGGTGGGTGAGGATTTGCACCTCACATAAACCGTGCACTGTTCACATTGGAGGGAATCGAACCCATAGGACTTCAACCATGAGTTTTTAATCTTTGTCCTGTCTCTTCCATCTGCGCGTCTACCTATTCCGCCACCACCTAATTTCATGGCTCATGCACCGTGGGATAGATGCATGATAGAATACCACCGGACGGTCTCGCACCGTCCTTAACAGAATCGTCCTAGTGGCGAAAGGAGGAACCCAAATGCTTGAATCACTCAACCAAGGGTTCAAGTACGTATGGAAAACATACGTGGCTACATGGAACGTCAACATGTAACCAATTAGGCTACCGGGATTCGAACCCGGAATGCAGGAATCAAAATCCTGTGCCTTACCGTTTGGCGATAGCCCATCATTTCCAAATGGTCATAATATTCATTGCAAAGATTGCGTATGAAAGCAAATACCCCATTGCGTTTGAATTGTCTTTTTGTTTTACCTGTTCTCCCATAAGCCCAAGTATTACGAGGACGTCTGTCGCTGTTGCGATTATATTTAAAATCATATCAATATCTCCCATCCTCAAAGCTGTGTTCCTGTTTGAACCGCTCCATTTCATTCACGCTCATGCCGAAAAGTCCGGCAGATGAATCAGAATTCGTATGTTCGAAATATTCGCCCTGTTGTGGAAACATGAACCGGAACATAGCATAATTCGCAATGTCACACAGATATTCGAGGTTTCCGGTCTCTTCAAACTTGGCAAGGCACATTTTCAAACTTTCGATTGCATCCACATTCCCGTTTGAAAAATTCATTCTTGCCGGTCCGTATTTGTAATACGACTGTTCAATCAAACCTTTGCGTTTTTCATCAAAGGTTTCGGAATACTCGGTTTTCATCAACTCATTGCTGCAGCTTGCCATTAAACATCACCTTCCGCTCTGTGGTTTGCTCTTTCAATGTCAAACCCTTCTGGGTAACGCGCCTTAAGCTTGTCTACGTTCATTTGCATGATTTCATCAAGACTCCAGCCGAAGGATTCGCAAAGCATTGCAAGATACCAACAAATATCGCCAGCTTCTTTCTTTGCGTGTTCAATATCAAGCTGCTTCTCATGGAAAATCCATTTTTTGATTATGTCGTTAAATTCTCCAACTTCACCGGATAGTCCGAGACAAGCATTAAAGATGCCGCCAAGGTCATAATCTTGCAACGCAGATGCGATATTGTTCTTTTTGCAAAATTTAAGCAAATCAAGTTTATCCGAAATTCTTTCTGTCGCCTTGCGATCATTTGTCCGCATGGCTAATTTCTGGTACTCATTTCCGGTCATATATCATTCTCCTGTCCGAAACACTCTTTTTTGTTTTTAAAAATTTTTTGGAAATGTAGTTGCGATTCGCAACGTGAAAGTGAATTGTTATAAATTTATTATAGCCTATTTACAGTGAAAGTCGATGGGTGTTATTGTAAGTGGCTTTTTATTTTTTGAGGTATTTAAGGGACTTAGTAGCCGCCCGGTGGTCTTTCTGCCAGACCCCCTCCCCATCCTTTTTCTGAAAACATGGAAATCTAAAATATTTTCCATTTCGTTTTGTTGTCATTGTGTGAAAATCAAATTGTTTTAAAACAATTCATATCATACCCTTGCAACTATTCGCAAAACCTAACTTTTCCGAATAGTTAGCGAATAGTTAAAACGCTACAGCCCTTGGTATTACTGCATTTGTGAATTGTAGAATAATCACACACAATTTAAACCGTATTATTTGCAACTGCATCTGTGAATTGTGTATCAATTGCGTGCAATTCTTTGCTCTTTTTCTCGTCCAATCTTGGCAACTCCTGCGCTGTAATTGCCTTGCGCTGGGTGGCATTATCTCCAATTCCTGGCTGATTCATGCCAAACTCGTTATTTCCCACGAACATAGTACCCACTGGGCTGTTGGAGTCGTACGCACGATCAAGGATGCAATCCTTGCGTGATCGCTGCAATTTTTGCCAAATCTTAAAAGCCAACGAACTTGATTCCTCATCTTTCCACAGGTCAAACGTTGTAGTAGGTATATTACAAAAATAACTAAATGCCACTGTACTTACCAACTTGCTGTATACATTGGATATATATATATAATAATCACAAAGCTTATATAATACCTCTCTGTCATACCTGTTACAGTTAGTCGGTATAGTTGCATTACCAAGAGGTTTCAAAGTCTTGTCTTTTAATACCGATGTATCAGGGAATAGATGCATACCAACATACTGCATAACAGCTTTCCATTGTCTCTGTCCAGCTTTTAACAAATCTTCGATGTGAAATTCTATACAAGCGTTGTCTATTAAATCCTGTACAGTTGATGTGTATATCTGTACTGTACCTAGATCCACTATAAGGGTTGTAAGATCTACACTCTCTATATCCTGCATATATTTCACACCTCCGTTCCGTTTAATCTCTTTGATTCTGGTATACACTATTTCCGGGTTTAAAGTCAAGCCTTAATTTTTACGGTGGTATTATATACTTACACCGCGCGCGTATGCGGATATACACTTACTATAAACCTATAGGCTTTAAATACAGTGTATTATTATTAATTTAAAAGATTAAGAAAAAGAGAGAGAAAGAGAAACATAGTTCTGAAAAAGCGACGTCAGACGATTGTGTCGCCTTATGTCAGACGATTGTCAGACGATTTTTACCAAAAACTGATACTATTCTATCATTTCTGGACTTGTCAAAGACCTAATGAACCTATCCTTGTTTATAAAAATTTAAGAAAAGTTTTATAGTTTTTTTACGGTTTTTCGGAGATTTTGTAAGATATGCCCGGGCAAGTTGTTGTTTTTTGGACATGACAAAAAGAAAAGACAGCCGGAAAAGCTGCCCTTTGTTTGAAAATATTCAATTACGTTCTTATTGCTTCTGAACCAGCTCGCAAACCAATGCGTCAATACGTTTTTCCATTTCGTCAAACTCGCAAGTCTCATTTTCCTGAAATGCCGGCATTAGTACATAACCTTCAAACTCTTTTGTTGTGTCGTTCCACTTTCCTCCGGTCGCAAAAGACAAATCCCCATTTTTTAATATTGCCAAGTTATCTACATTCATCTGCGATTCAACCAATTTTCTGACATATACGGAAATCGGCTCACCGCTTGGCAACTTATAATTATCTCCTGTAAATTGCCACTGACTTCTAATTTTTATAATCTTTTTAAAATCATTTCTTTTCATAATATTTTCCTCCTACATGCCTTGTTGACTCCGTAAACCAACTGTGCTATTATACTTTTGCGGCGCGCTTAAACCGTAACATGCGATGTATTGAAATATTTGATTTGTAGAATATTTCAAAAGATAAACCGTAACATGAGATGTTTTGAAATACTCACTTTATGAGGTATTTAGCGTCGCAGGAGGGGGATTTATTCCCCCTTATTTTTTGTGAATTTCTTGTATTCTTCAAAATCTTTCATAATCGCGTTTACAATCATCTCTGCGACGTCGCTTTTGTCGTAATAATCCCCGGACTTGTCACTGTATCTATTTTTGTCAAATGTTTCAGCTTCGGCAATATACTCATATTCACCGCCAGAATAATCATATGGAATCAGCCTCAGATCTGCTCCGAGGTACTCGCGTCTCTTTGCTTCCACATTGTTTTCCGTCCAATCCATGAGCACGATATAATGTGGCCCCCATATTTTGTGATTGTCTACTCCACCCATAAAGATATTTACATTTTTTGTGATTTCTTCTCTGCTTAAATCTTTGCTAATTTCCATGGTTGTTCCCTCCTTGGCTTTCGCCTTTGCTCTATTCCTTTGATCTGATTACATTATATATAATTAGTGCTTAATTGTCAATACTTAATTAGTGCTTAATTTATTATTTTTTCATTCTATCCATTTTGTCGAGTTCCGCAAGAATCAATTCCCTAGCAAATGCGCTTGTTTTTAGTCCGTATGAGTTGATTCTCTCTATTGTTCCAAGTGGCAATATAATGTTTATTCTATCTTTATTGCTCATGCATTTCTTTACCGCTTGTCTGTTCTTTTCTGCTTTTGTGTTTTCGTCCATCTTTCTGCACCTCCGTATTTTTTCTTACATTATATATAATTAGTGCTTAATTGTCAATACTTAATTAGTGCTTAATAATAATGCACAATTCATAATATAATATTAGTGCTTAATTTTGTATGTTTTTCCTATATACATTAGTGCCTAATTTCTGTATAATACAAGTATCAAATGAAGCACAGAAAGAGAGGACAACAAAAATGAAAGATATGAAAGCGGCAGAAGCATTATTAGAAAGCAAAGGTTATTATATTTCGAACCAGTTTGACGGTTTCGCTACTCTTCCAGATGAATACGAATTGAGCGACGTAAACGGAAACGTTGTTATTGATCATTTGAGCGAAGCACAGATTTTACAGATTTCGGAAATTTTATAGGGAGGGCTTAAACATGAGAAAGACGGGAATGCGTTTTACATGGGAAACAACAAAGAACGGTGACGCGATCAACGAACTGAAAAAGAACGGAATCGCGTTTGAGTATAACCACTTCGGGGAACTCACAGCCGACTTTTACGGAATCGGCATTTTTGAAAAAGTCGATTTTGAACACGTCCAAGGCGATGTATTTGAAATCTGCATAGCATAGCCGAAACGCTCCGATCTGGAGCGTCAGCCGCGGGATGGTCTCCCGGCTCTGATGATGGCAGACCAGAAAACGAAAGCGAGGTTTTTGAACATGGAAAAATATATAATGGTTGCAACAAATGAACAGATAGAAAGAAGCAAGGCGCGCAGAAAAGTCATTGAAGCATTGGAGTATAACCCAATGTGCTACAACTGTAAGAGTTTTGGAAAGTCCTGCAAAGGGTCAACAAATAAAGTATATAGCGGATGCGTCTATAAAGAGGTTGACGAATCGAAACCGTCTATATATACACAGATTTTAGAACAAGTGAAATAGTCGAAACCGCCACCCGGCGGTCTGCAGGAACTGCCCCACCTGCACTGATGAGACAGGGCAAAAGAAAGGATGTTGATTATATGACAAAAGCGGAACTACTGAAAGAATTTGACAGATTGGAAAAGGAAAAAGGAGTGCACATTGAAGGCATTTATTGGAACAGTAGAAAAAGCGCGATCGAAAATGCTATAGAATGCTTAAAATGCCCGGATGAACTTTTAAACAAGTATTTAACCGTTGTAAGCCTCAAATACCCAAATAGCGGGCGCGTGATTACTGAAAACGGAGATTTTAAGCGGCACAGCCACAACAGATTGTATGTATTTAATACGGCGCGCATGATTTTAGCAAATTAGGCAAGGCCGGCTTTTCCGGGGTTCGATTCCCCGGCTTGCTTTTACCGGAATAACCGGGAAATTTTGAAAATATGGAGGAATTATGGTCATGGAAAAGCTGAAAAGATTACAGAAAAAGTTGTCTGCATCTGGATATAATGCAGAATTTATCACGGTTTACAACCGCAACGGATCCGGTGAAAACGTTCCGGCATTGCGTATAATCACAGACTATGAAGGACAGTACCCGCCGAAAGAGACATACGCGGCTATAAGTGATATTAAAAAGCTATGTAAAAATCATGTAACAGAATGCCGCGGATTTTATACCGCCATATTTATTTATTAACCAACCGCCGCAGAGAATGCGCGCCGGATCACTACCGGCGGCGGTTTTTACTCAAAAATGAGCAAATAAAAGGAAAAGAGGTAGAAACATGAGAAGTTATAGCGAACTTGTGCGCGGTGCAGTTATCCAGGCGCGCGAAAAGCAAAAAGATATTGAAAGGCATACCGTTTTCACAACGCGCCACGATTCCGGCACGCATACTGTTACACGCTTTTACAAAAAAGGTGCTGCTATTTGGTGCGAAATGATTACCGGATGCATTCGGGAAGATTCGCGCGTTTACAAAGTAAATACAGATAAGCCATATATAAGGGATATGGGTAAATATTGGTATTTGTCGGAGCGGGAAAAGGAAGCCGTGAAATACCTTTTGAATAATTAGGCGGTTCCATTCCGCCTTTTTCGCGTGCTTGGTGCATCCGTTCCGGTTCGATTCCGGGAGCGCGGACTTATTAACCGATGGCCATATATTGGGACTGCATCGGGTTATATGGCGGCATATTGCCGTCACACGGCGCGCCGCAGCCGTAAATAATCGCGGTTGATCTGCTTTAATGCAGACGCAAGACACGCGGGAAAGCTCGTTTCTACCGTTCTATCATTAAGAGCGGCGGCAAGATCGCAAGCCGTCACTATTGCGGCACTTTGGAGCTTGTGCATCTCCAACAAAAAACAGATTGCACACCGTTCCGACGGATGCGGGCATATAACGCACATTGACAAATAAACACGATATAAGGAGGTATAAGTGTATGACCTACGATATTAAAGCCGATCACAACGGGCAAGCCGTGCGCCGGGTGGCGTATGGGGATATGCAAGCATTGTTAATTATAAACCAATTAACGCGCGACGGATGCAGAGATATATGCATGAGTGAGCGCGGAACGTCTGGAGGCATGAAAGATGGGAAAATATGAGTATATCGGAAAAAGAGAAATAATGCGCCGGGTGTCTGCTCTTGGCTATCCGGAAATATCTGGCAAAACGTGTGGCTACTCGAAATTCGAGGGCGTGGAATGGGTGGAGTCTGCAAAAATCAAAATAACCGCCCAGCGTGGCGGTGACTGGATGCAGATCACGCAAAGACCGGAAAACATAACACACACTTACAGCCGGTACGACGGGAAAAACTATCTTGACAAGTGGTAAAATGCGGTCTATGCTAGACTATAACTACAACCGGGCAAGCGTCTTCTGGCGTTTGCCTGTGATCGGCAATATCATCAAATATCATAAATGAATTATCTATATATAGCATAATATATGGTGTATTTGTGTTATTTGCGGAATGTCGCAGATAATTGCACGTTTGTTACACGTTTTTGAGAATCCGTGAAAATGGAATCTCGACCCTAAAACGCTACCCCAGGGGGGTACAAAAAAATTACGAAATATTTTTTGGGGCGCGGAAAAAATTTTCTTTCGTAAAAATCAAAGACCGCGCCGCATAGTCACTTTTGCTCAACTCTTCTATCAGCCTTTCCCTAGTCATTTCCGGATTCGTCCGGTGCACGTACTGTAAGAGTTCTGAAATTTTATCCATTATGCAACAACCTCCATAAGTTCAATCAATAGTCTGTCTGCTATTTCAAATACTTCTCTTCCGTATGTAGTCAAGAAGTCTGCTACAATTTCCTCTGTATCAATATCCATGTATATATTATACGAAAGGCAGAACGCATGACATAATTCGTGGCATAGTACACGGTCAAGGAATCTTCCGCGTAGATCATCCGCAAGATATATCGTTTTCGTGTCCCTGTCGGTCATTCCTACCGTTCTGCTCCCGTCACTTCTCCGTAGCATATCGCTATGACGCGGTACTTTGACCAAATTCCATATTTCATTGTTTATCGTGAACAATTTACCACCTCACAAACAAAGAGGGCAAAATGCCCTCTCTATTACATTTTCGTGACAAGCGTAGTCAGCTTTGTCTTGGTCAACTGCTTCTCTTCTGGAGACATACCGGAAAACAGTTCGGTCACATCTTCTGAAAGAGATTTCATGTACTTTTCAAGCTCTTTCATCTTTGCGTCCTTATCTTCCGGCGAATTTCCGTTATGCATTTCCTTTGTCTCCATGTAACTTCTCCGGCTCATACCAGCTCTGCCCTCTCTTGCATCGTGAGTACCGGTACTCATGCCGTTATTTCCGCTCATAGGCTCTGAATAATACATCTTTCCCATACTCATTCGGTCAAGATCTCTCATTCGGTCGTATTCCGGCATTCTCTCCCATTCGTGGTAATCTTCCGGCATCTGATGATAATATGGCGGTTCTGCATATCCTCTGCGTGTTCCACGCCCTTTCGGTGCGAATCTGCCGTTTGAGTACCGGTACTCATTATAGTATCTTCTTCCCGGATAATCCCCAAATTCTTCCACCATACGCATTATTTCTTCATCTTCAGACTTTTTCATTGCTTCAACAATGTTATAGTCCTTATCGAAGCATACAATGTTCTTTGCAATCTCCGTCCAATCCTTGAGATCATCAAGGTTTTGACCTTCAAAATTCTCAATTCCAATGCCGTCAACGTGGGCTTTCACGCAATCCATAATCTGTTTCGCAAACTTATGCATAATATCAAGCCTCCCTTACTGCAATCAAATTACTGTTCTGAACCTCGATAGCCTGCGTGGACGTATTCTGCACGGCTACGGTACTGCAACAACCGCAAGGCACATCAACATATGCCTGTGCTGATACATTAAAGAAATTCTCAACTGCCGCAGGCGTTACGATCATCTTTGTTGACTGCAAAGGCTCTCCATCAACCGCGATTGCAAGTGAAATCTCTCCAACTGTGCCGCCTGTCGGAATCTGAATGTTTCCAGAATACGATACCAAAAATCTAGCTTTGCACTGATTGGTGATACCTCTTAACTTAACAATTCCGCTTCCCTGTCTGTGTACGATACATTTTGTTCCGTTCACTGCTGTTTCTGTGAATGCCACATCTTCTCCGGCAGCAACGGTTTGTAATGCAATTCCTGTTACTTCCATTATTTTTACCTCTCTTTCATAAAAATAAGGGCAAACATTATAGTCTGCCCTTTGATTATAAGTAATACTGCTTAGCAGACATGATTGAGTTAAACTCAATTAAGATACTCAATTATTTAGTTTTAGCAGCCACATCCTGTGTTGCATCCGCATCCATATGCATAACCATAAAGGTTAGAAGCCGGAAACGATGGAACCGGTGTAGGTCTTACTGCATCAATAATCTGCTGTGTCTGAGCCGCCATCTGAGTTGTGAGTAATGCACTCTGACGATCCTGTGAAGCCGCTCTGCGAAGGTCATTATTTTCTGCCTGTAAGGAAGAAATTTTCTCATTGCAGAGATAATCAAGAATAGCGCGTGTTCCTGCATTCTGACTGTCGATAATGTCTCTCGTGTTGCTGTTCATGGTGTTCTGCAACGCGCAAGTGTTCTGTGCCATGTTGTAGTTTACGCCTTGGATAGCTTCTCTTGTTTCACAGCAACAGTTAGCAAGCTGTGACTGCAATGCATTTGTATTCTGCATGTTAGCGACTGTATCAGCATTGATAGCCTGCTGAATGCCGAATCCGGTCTGCAAAATGTTTGTGTTGATGCCATTCATGCCGGTTTGCACTGCATAGAATCCGTCGCAAATTCCGTTTGTAATTCCGTCAAGCTTTGACACAACCGCCTGATTATCAAATCCGCGCTGGATTTCACTTCCGACACCACCATTCATTCCGTTTCCTCCGAATCCGTTACCGAATCCACCCCATCCAAAGATAGCGAAGATAACGATAATGAACCATAACCATGAGCCTTCTGCGCCCCATCCGTTGTTATTTCCGTTTCCGTCAATGTTCGCAACAAGCGGAACGGATGCACAATTACCTGTGTTAAACATAGAATTTACCTCCATAATTCATTTTTTATATACATAATCTTGCAAGAATTAGTATCACATTCCTAATTGACTTTTAAACGACTCAAAAGCCTTGTCTGCATCAATCCCCTTTTCTTTGCACAAATTCCTAGCCATCTGCTCGATGCCCTTGGAATCTCCCTTCTGTGCCATCTGCATAGCATTGCGAGCCATAGGGTTGCTCATTACGCTGTTATTCCCCATCATTTGTTGTAAAAACTGCTGTGGGTTTCTCATTCCCTGTAACATCTGCATAGGATTCATTAAGACTCACTCTCCTTTTGTGTTCGTGAAGATTTTCTTTGCGTTTGCGAAGATAACTTATCTTCCAACTCTTCCATCTTTCCAAACAAGCAATCTAATTTGTCAGTAATAGCCTTTGTCGCATCATCAGATAGCCCTATTTCAATTCTTTTATCATCGCTTGAAGAATCTGCCATCTGCTCATTAAAAGGCTTGTAAACGGTCTTTCTGATTGTTCCGTTGGCATCCCATTGTTTTGCAACGATTGCGCTCATGTCCTGCATCGGGAAAAACGCAACGCTTCCATCCATAGGCACATCATTTGCCATGATTGCTGACTCCGACTGTACTACTTTCCCTTGGATTCCAAGAAACTGCGGTTGTATCTGCGGAATCTGTGGCTCTGGTTGTTGAAACCTCTGCATTGGGTTGTACTGATATGCGGCATAGCTTGGGTTTGGGTTAAATGCCATATTCTGATTTTGCATCTGATACATTCTCTTCCTCCAATACTTCCTTGATTGCGTGAATCATTGCTGACTGATACACAAGCGGAACCTTTGACACATCTTCTCTTGTTAAGATTTTTTCAAGAATTTCATCTGTAAATAACATTCCGCATCCCTCCTATGCTTATATTTTTGCATAAAAAAATACGGTTCTTCCGCAAAAAATAAGCAGAAAAACCGCATAAAAAAAGAACGCCATAGCGTTCCAAGTCTACCATTTTCAGAAAAGAATCTAAGGCACTTGTGCAGACTCCTTTCTTTTGTGTTCAGTTTTTGAGTACCATTTTGAGTACCAAAGTTTTTTAAGACGCCGCAAACACAGTGTTTATGCGACTTTTAAAACAGTCCGTACGGGAATCGAACCCTAAAGTAATCGTCTTGAAATGGCTTAAAATAGCCATTCTTTCAATTTTTCTTTGAGTACCTTTGAGTACCAGGGACTCATAATGCTTCGATTAAGTCAAGTTCCTGTCTCTTTTCCTCAATTCCTGTGCGGTCAAAATAATAATGATCTTTTGTGCAACTAATGTCTGTATGCCCCATAGTATCAAGAATTGTGGACTCTTTCACTTTTCCGTCAAGAAGAATGCTTCCGTATGTCTTTCGGATTTTGTGTGGAGATTTCACTTTCATTCGCAGTTCATGTTCACATATATACCGCAAACGTTCACGAAAATTGTAGGATTTCAACCGTTCTCCATCTCTCTCAAATAGATATTCCCCGAAGGGATTTCTCTTTCGTACTTCATCAAGAATCCATTTGTACTTATCCGGCAAGATAGCAAATCGCAATCCGGCTTCTGATTTCGGAAAATCTTTGACCTCATAATGGAAACCATCATCATCACGATAGCGTGTTTCTGTAGAATTGATAGCAACCGTGTAATTTTCAACATCTTTCCGCTTTAATGCCGACAATTCCCCGACACGTACTCCTGTCTTAAACATGAATAGCAATCCAAGGTTTACGATATCCAAGTGATTCCTTAAGTACATCTCCATGCGCTCCTTTTCATCCGGCATATATACTTGGTCTTTTGCCTTTCGGACTACGTGCTTAAACGCTTTTGGCGATATATCCATGTCTTTCAGCGTGTATGTAATGGAAAACTTGACATACTTCTTCCGCTTGGCATACTTAAAGATTCCATAGATTAGCGTCCGAAAGTTCGAGAATGCCTTGGAAGTCATGTTAAAATCATGGATGCTATTTCGTATAAACGTTTCGAGTTCGCATTCGTCTATCCCTTTGATTCTCTTATCCTTGATACCGTCAAAGTATCTTTGAAAGTCCATTAAGTATCTGTCATAGGTTGCCCTGCTAATTTCTTCAAGTTCTAGCTTTTGTGAAATCCAACGGTTGAAGATTTCCTCTATCGAGGGGTCATCCTCTCTCTCTTTCCAATAATCAATGATTTTCTGCTCGACCGCTTCTCTGCGCTTTGCCTTGATTTTACGTCTGCCTTTTACTTCATCCGGCAGATATGAGTACCAGTTCTCATCCTTTCCTTGATAGATTTTATAAGGGTTTTTGTTGAGTAATTTTTCTCTCTTTTGCATAGTGACTTGTTTCTGCACAAGTGCTATGTCGAGAATACCACTATCAACGGCATATTTCAACAGTTCTTTTTCATCCAATCAAATACCCCCGTTCTTTCTATTTTGTCCTTTATATCTCTCACTCTGTACTCTATCGTTCTTAGTGATAGATTTTCTTTTGTGGATATTTGCTTTTGTGAAAAACCACGGCAGAGAAGAGAGAAAATCCTCTCCTCTTCTTCCGTGAAATTGGCATTTTCTTTGATTTGTTCAAGTTCCGGCTTAATGAATTTTGTAAATTTCATAAGCCATTTCTCCTTATTTTATTGGTTGATATTTAAGTTTTTAAACATAGCACACATAACATCTACAACAATACTGTTTCCAAATTGCTTATACAACTGCGTATTACTGTTGACTGCCGCCATTTTGTCAATATCTTCATCAGATACACCCATCAGCCGTCCGCACTCTCTCGGTGTTAGCTTTCTGATACGATATTGAGGTTTTTCAAGCAATAAATTGTCTTTTTGCACTGTTGTTAGCGTATTAGATACATTATCTTGTCTAGGCTCTAATTCCGTCATATTATGTCTGCTCTCCTGTATCTGACCACTTTCATACGCTTTTCGTATCTGTTTGCCATATTCCGTGCACTTTGGTGTTAATACTTGGCTTTCCATAACAAGGTTGTCTTTCTGCGCACTCGTTAAGCAATTACTTGTACCTTGCATATTTACTTCTAATCTCTGCTCTGTCGGGCTTTCCACAGTTCTATCTGACGGATTATCGGGATTTCTGCCACGCATAGCAACTATCTGTTTATCAACAATCATCGGTTCTCTCATCCCCCCCCCTTGCATAGTCGTAAGAGATGGAGAAATATAGTTTTTATCCCATACATTTCCAGCAAAGCCGGTTCCTCTATCGTCTCCGTACAAATTTCCTAATCTTCTTTGTTCCATTAAAACAACTCCTAAATCGTGGTTTTCAGCTTTTACACATCTTGCAATCGGATATACACCTCTTTGAAAATCTGCTGATACTCCGGTGTATATACTGCCTATTACTTCCATTCAATCACTCCATTCATAGATTGATTTCCAAAACCTTTATAATCCCTTGCCATAAGAGTCGTTGCAATATCAATCTGCTTTTCAATCTGAGTTGCATGATTGCTTAACAACAAGGTTTCCGTCTGACCGCAAGTTTGATATTCCGCAGTCATATTTTGCCTTGATACAGTTTGCGACTTCTCTTTGCTGCGGTTTATTGATTGTTCCGTCAACGCAAGTCTGTCTGTCTGCCTGCCTGCCTGGCTGCCTGTCTGTCTGTCTGTCTGTCTGTCTGTCTGGCTGAGTGTCTGTGTGTATGTGATTTTTTATGTATGTCTAAATAAATTTATTTGAAGTTATTACTT